AATTATATTTCATAAAAAACACCCCAAAAGTGTCCAACTTTTGGGGTGCAGTACACCGCGCCCGTACCGTCAACGGACAGATGCTGTACGATGCCTACGAGTTGCTTGCGCTTACTGAACTTTTCTACCGCCGGAAGCTGCGGAAGACCCTCTCCCGGATACCGCAGTTCGAGGTGCGCTGATCCGTTCGTGCTGAAAGGGACTGACTGCATCCGCAGCAGTCTCTTTTTGTTTTGAGACAGCACGAATAATAATTAAAAATCCCTTTGTGAACGCCGGCCTCGGGGCAAGATAGCGCCGGACACGTTCCGGCGTCAAATTTTTGCGGCACGATCTCCACCCTTCGGGTCGTATCGCCCCTCAAAAATTTGCCTTGTCCGTGCCGTCGCTGATAATCCCGCCCCGAAGCCGGCTTCTCACTTTCATAGCGGGGATCTGCCGGCCGTATGTCAAATCAAAATCCATTTCGAAGATGAAACATCAAAAATTCGAGATTGCGGTGGCGGGTTACGACTACCGCTTCAAGACCTACGCCCGGGACGGCGTGGAGGCATCGGTAAAGGTGAAATGTTTTCTCGGAAAGCCCGATGCCGAGTGTACGATCCTTGTGCCTGCGTTGAACGATTACCTGCGGGAAACGGAATCCTGCCGCAGGCAGGTTGCTCAGCGATGAGAAAGTGGATCGATCAGTCGACCTTCGACGAGCTGCTGCTCGCCAATGCCGAGGATAACATAGAGCGGGCTATTCGAAGCGCATCGGCCGTATTGGAAACAGTGCAGGAGTTCGTTCCGGAGGCAGCCTTGTTCTACCGTGTTACACATGCCGTGGACAGCCTGAAAAACTATTTCGAGGAAGCTTGCACCGGTTTCCGAAGAAACGACATCCTGTTTCTCGTCCGCCAATATTTCTATCCAAAACCCTATTACGACCTCCGATTCGATTGGTCGTTCTTCCGATATGCGGACAACTACTCCTACGGCAAGGCTTTCGACAAACAAACCGCTCCGAACCGTATCGGGGTCTTCACCAAAAAGAAGATCGACGACTGGGTGGAATACCTCACGCAGGGTTTCCGGAATCTCGAACGGATCGATGCGGAGAACGAACGCAAAATAATCGGGTACCGCAACCGGTTGGAGGCTCTGTCCGATGTGGTTTGGGTTCATGACAAAAGTCACGGCCAGATCATTCGTAACGGCCTGACCTATACTTTCGATATCCGGCAGACGGATTACAGCGAAAAGATCTCTTTGGACTATCGGTGCCGCACGCTCGACGATTTCCTTGCACTCTCCGACAATAAATTCACACCTAAACCTTAAACGACTATGGAACGAAACATTATTATCGAAAATATCTGCACTGCGTGCCGCTGCGGCGAACGTCGCGCCGAGGAATATTTGGCCGCGGAACTTCGCAACCTGCGGGAACTGCGGGATGCCGGGGCTCTGTGCTACGGCGATCTTGAAACGGCCTGTTCTGGGCTGGGACTGGACTTCGATTATACGGACTATTTCTGTCAGGCCTTGTCACTGAACTAACTCCGATTTACGATGAACAATCTTTGTTTCAACCGTTTCACACTGCGGACGGACGATGCGAAAACCCGCCGTAAAATCCTTCGCTGGCTGGCGCTCAATTACCGCTTGTACGAATACCTCCCCTCGGAGGCAGAGATCCGCGGACGGTTCATCTCGCGCAAACCCTTTCCCGCCGAAGCGCTCCGGCGCCAGATCGGGAAACTGCGCGGCGACAGGACTCTGTTCCTGCGGATTGTCTCTACGGACTTATACTCGCTCTATGTGGAAGGTAATGTCTATCTGCTCGGGGCGTGGTACCGAATCTTTCTTTAATAACCTGCCGCCTGCTCCGCAACGAGCGGGCGGCGTCATTTCCATATCATGGCATACGAATCATCCATTCCTTTCGCGGATATCAGGGATTTCCGCGAGGCCGAGATCAACGGCATCTCTGCTCTTTTCACTATGTGTCGCCTCGATTCCGAAACCCTTCCCGCCGATTTTCATTCGTGCGAGGTCATGGGCGGTCGGGGCAGCGATTTCCAGTGGCTCGTTCCGCTGGCTTTGGCAAACTTCACCGGAACGTTCGTCTCCCGGCAGCCCCTGCTCCGGGAAGGACAGGCGTACGCTGAAATACGCCGGTACGGCATCTATGACGCGACGACAGTCGACGAATGGTCTGAAAACAACAACGATAACTCTTAAACACTATGCGACGAAAATTCAAACTGAAGGTCAGCTATACCTTCAACGGCTGTTTTACCCTGCGTGCGGCTTCCGGCAAGGAGGCCGCACGTCTTGTTTCCGAACAATGCGGAACGGTTCTGAGTGCGATTCAAACGACTCTCGGCGAAGAATCCGAGGTAGACTGGCATTTCGACAAACATCCCCGGCTTGCAATCCGGGAAGTAATCGCTCTTCCGGAGACCCTTGACGGGGAGAAGCTGCCGCGCGTGCAGGTCTTTCACCCCGGGCAACGGGTCTTCTGGCGTGATCCTGCCGATGAAACGTCGGGATATTATACCGTATGTTCGGGTAATGACGACGTGGAGGAACCCTCTGACGATGACATCATCCGGATTTGTTCTTCGGCTTCGGAAGCCGAAGTTTTTCCGTGCGAACTACGTCCCGTATTCAAAAAACGTTAAAGACACATTCAAATGAAGATGCAGGAATCCGATTTCCGGCGTGCGCTGGAAATCATCACCCGGAACAACCGGATCACGGTGTCGTTCAACACACCGATCGCCGACAACTACTCCCAAGTCTATCCGCTTCTTATCCATGAGAGCAACGCTTCGGTACTGAAACAGCTCCATGAGGCGGGCTTCTCGATGAGCATGACGAAAAAAGGACTGGAAGTGTCGAAGTATTAACCTCAAATAATCGCGCAATGAAACGCTATGAATTTTATCGGAATCAAAAAATTACTGTCATAGATTGCCGGTATTTCAGTTTTGAAGCCGAGAATCTCGAAACGGCAGTCCAGAAGATCAAGGAGCTGTGTGCAGACGGTCAACTCGACGAACTGTCAAACGATCCGACCTATCAGGAAGATGTTGCTTATCAAATTCCCGGAACGGAATATCCACTGGACATAGAAAACAATAACGGAGATCCTACGGTTATGATTTACTCGGCCGCAGACGGAACTTGTATCACGGACAACCTTCCGATATCGACCGGAATAACTCAAACCAAGAACATTATAATCAACTAAAACATGAATTTAAACGAATATTACCGTAACCATAAGGACGCGATCAACTCGTCGATTATGGAAATTGCCTGCGATCTGGCCGTCGGACAACTGCTGAATGCGCACGATGCACCTTTCGAAACATTTGTCGAAGCCGATGACCCTGACGATCCCGACAGCGGAACCCATTACAAGGAGGAGTTTCAAAAGGAATACGACAAATATTACGACGAGGAGTATGCCCGTGTATCAAAGCTGATGCGCTTCGACTATTGCCAAGAGGATGGAGTCGCGGCTTCGCCTGAAGATACGAACACTTAAACCATAACTTATTATGATCGATATTCCTTTGTCCCTGCGCGTTCCGCCGCAGGGACGCTATAACCGCGGTATTTATACCTGTTATGAATGTGATTTCGAACCGCCGCACTATACGTAGTACCTTGCATGCTGGGCCTTGCCGAGACCTCTGCCGGTACGATGGTCGTCTGGGAATGTCCCCGATGCGGTCAGAAATGGATGTTTCATTATCGGGCCCAAAATTCCCGTGAGGCTCACGATTACGCTGCCCAACTTCTCGCTTACCGCAATGGCGATCCCGATTGGCGTATGACGCTGAATCCCGACTGGATTGCGGCGCAGCGGCAGAAGAGTAACCCTAAAACCTGATCCAATGAAAATCTTTGAAAGAATCACAAAACGCTATGCGCTTCAGAATTACTATCTGCGGCGCAATTTCTACTGGCCGGATACGCTGCCGGAGATTCTCGATTATTGGCAGCAGCACAATGACCTGCCATTCCTCTACGGCGTCGATAACTGGCCCTATGACGTAATGTGCGAAAGGCAGCGCCGCAAGGGCGTCTATGCATCGCAATACCTGATCCCCGACCGTACGGCGCGCCAGATGGCGGCACTGGCCGTGCGATATTTCGACAATGACAGCCGTGTCGTGGGCGCCGCGAACCTGAACCTGCTGTTGCAGCAGGCACTGAATCCTTCGGGCCCGAGCCTCAATCGCGGCGGCTATACCTATCGTCAGGGCGATCGTGTGATGCAGCAGCGCAACAACTACGACAAGGATGTGTTCAACGGCGATCTGGGTTATATCCGGGAGGTGGATACGGAGGAGAGGACGTTGAAAGTCGATTTCGACGGCAAATGGGTCGAGTACGATGTCACGGAGCTCGACGAACTGACGCTGGCCTACGCCACGACGATCCACAAGGCCCAAGGGTCGGAATATCCGATCGTCGTCATGCCGGTGCTGATGACCCACTTCGTGATGCTCCAGCGCAACCTGATCTATACGGGTATCACGCGCGCCAAAAAGATCTGCGTGCTGATCGGTGCGACGAAAGCCTTGGCCTATGCCGTCCACAATATGTCCGTGCTGAAAAGCAATACGAGCCTTCGGGAGCGGTTGAATCCCTCCCTGACGACCGACGGGAAACTCCGGGGCTGAATCTTCGACAGGGCTGCCGTCATTTCCTCCGCCGGTAAGGCCGAAACCGCCGGGACAAAAAAGGGTGTCCTTCGAAAGAACACCCTGCGTCATGCGATGAAAACGAGCTATTTGGCAGCTGCCGCAAGCGACGTTTTCCGGAATTCCTTGAGTTTCTTCTCAAGCTCCAGCGACACCTTACGGGCGCGCAGTCCCGCAGCTTTGTTGTTTTTTCCCGCCTGAAGCTCTGCGTCGGTCTTGAATGCCGCATACAGCTCGTCGATAGTCTTTACCAGTTCATTCATGGTCGTATGGAATTTAGTAGTTTAACACGATCCAAAAATAGATATTTTTTCACAAAAACAGCTTTGTGATGCTATTTTTTTCGGCCGGTTCCCTCGGTGCACGGCATTCCATTCCCGAAAGAATTTTTCTGCGAGGCTCCTTCGGGTTCTGCATGCCGGGTTCATATGCGGTATATGTCCGTGCTGCCGGCTTACAACTCCAGATTCCACTGCCGTCTGTGCTCCAAGAACGCTTCCCGGGTTCTGTCGTCGAATTCCGAGAGATCCTTCTCCGTAAGGATTCCGTTATAGAAAAGGCTGAATACCGTCAAAGCATAGCGGGAGCCGTTCAGACCGTCATACTGACGACTTATATCTTTGTCGAATGTCGAAAAGACTATTCAACTTTAATATCAACTCCCTGTTTATCAGGTGTTAATTGGTGGCAGTGTGCTATTCCTAACATACAGCCGTACATGAGCCGGTTAATGTTAGAATTTGTTTCGAGTACAAAGATATACAGAGTTGTTCAATATAAGACGTTAATTGTCAGATTTTTGTGTCTGTTTTCACTCTCCGACAAAAGTGAAAGGAGTATCGAACTCATTACGAGATACATGGACGATAAAAGCCCCCGAAAAAACGTTGTTTTCGAGGGCTTTTGATGTTTTATAGACCGGTTCATTTTTGAAAGGAACCGGTTGTTTGGGGTCAGTCAGCGTATCGTCGATTGACGGGTTTGACGTGTATCTCGATACGTTTGTCGTCCAAGATTCGGCGGACAGCTTTCCATAGGGGAAGTTTTTCTACTCCGGCCAGTTTCATGGCCTCAACTATCATTGTGTTTTCAACTAATTGGAGGTAGTCTTCTTCCCGAATCTCGACGTATTTGTGGAGGTCTTTTTTAAGTCTTGCCATAAGTCGCGGGGTGTTGAATTGTTATTTCTCGCCGAAATCAGCGGGCGTCTCGCCCCACAGGGAATTGTTCCAATGGAGCACTTCGATTTTGTCGATTTCGGAGGCCATCGCTTTGAGAAAGATTTCCGCTTTTTTGAGTGCGGCGTTTCTTTTGCGCGAGGCTGTTCGTTTCTCGTTAAATCACGTCAGGGCGGTAAGACTATCGGTGTAGATGATTGCCGGACTGAAACGATGTTCGATGATGTATTTTGCGGCTTCGACAACGCCTAAAAATTCACCGATATTGATGGTCTGGTTTCCGATATTCTGTTCAAAGAGGAGTTCGCCGGTGGCCAAATTAACGGCTCTGTACCGGGTAACTCCTCTTTTCATAGAATGTGCCCCGTCGGTGGCTATTCCACGTTTCGGGCGCATTACAAACCGGGAATGGTCGGTGTGCTGAATCCGTCGTCGGCCATTCTCCGCAGAAGTCTTGCGGCAGCGGATTTGAAGCTGTTGATTACGCCCTCCAAGTTTTCGATGTCGGTGCGGCGTTGTAACAGGGAGACAACTCCCGATACTGTCTTGCTGGAGTATGAATTACCTCCCAGCGGATCGAAGTAAACGGTTTTGTTTCCGAAGTTGACAGTTACCCGGTAAGTTCCACCCGGTATCACCAGTGTGTCAATCGTGGCCTTGAAAAGAAGCGGTGTAGCCGCTACTACGACAAAACCGTTGCGTGAGTGCATTGCTTTGAGTTCGACCGAATACAATATGTTCGGCTGGACTTTGCCTTTCAGGTCTTCAGACAATACACAAATTTTCTTCTTGTAAGGTGAATCCTCACGTACTCCTCGCAGTTGCTTTGTCTTCGAGTGGCGCGACACGAATCCGATGATCTCGCCGGTTCTTTCCGAGGTCGCAAATTTTAATTGCGTTCGCTCTGATATCATACTCTGCTTTCATATTTTTCCAATCTGGTTTTACGCTCAATTAACAAAATGTAAATCAGTCATTATTATTAAAAATTATAACGCAAATTTATATTTTCGTTTTGGAGTAAACAAATAAATTTACTACTATTTTCAGACCGATAAACCGGCTATTTACAGAGAGAAACAGAGTTTGTTACCATAGTCTTTCGTCTTCGGAAAAATGGCTGAAACGTTCGTCGGCAGTGGAGGTTGAGTGGTTGCCGTGACATTTCCAGTACCGATAGACTCTTTCGCCTTTTTCTATACGGAAATAAATATCGTCGGCGTTGATGTACTGCACTCCTTGTTCGGTGGCCGGATTGATCCATGAAGCGGAATTTGCTATCCGTGGGTTCTTTCCGACATACAATTTCTGTTTCTCAGTGCCGAAAATGAAGATGTTCTGCATCCGCACGTCATCGTCCACATCGAACCGGCGGGCGTATGCGGCAAAGTCGTAGATGTCGGTTTGGAGCAGGCTCCCGCCGAAGTAGAATGCTGCACTGTCTTGGAGTTTGCAGAATGCCAGATTCAACGGTCGGCGTAGTCGGATTTCGTTCAACCGTTCTGTTGTAACGGCATTGTTGGTGACGTAAACTACACGGAATCCGTTTCGGGTGGTGTCGCATACTTCGAGATGCCGGACAACCTCCTGCGAGCGGTTGATGCTGTCATCAATCGGGTCTCGTGAGCGGACGCAGTCTTTGAGCAGGCCGATACAGATAATAAGTATCAGGAGACCCCACGGAAGAAGCCGGAAGCCTATCCGCCACCGGATTTCCCGTTCCGTCTGTCGTTTCAATTCTTCTTCTGTCATGGTATCATTGAATTAAAGGTGTTTCGGAAGGATTAACAATCCCCGTTTGTTGAGTTCCTCACGGAGCATTTTCACTAACTGCTCCAAATTCTTCACTTCCTGTCTTTCGCCGGCCTTACGATGAAATAGCGGGGCGAAATAGAGTTTGTGGTCGTCCTTGGTCGGATACGAGAGACCGCCGAGACAAACTTTCGGGGTACGTATCTGGAACAGTCCGTTGACCAGTTTGCATTGCTTGGAGGACGGCACTGAGATTTCGTATTCGGGAAGAGCTTCGGCCACCATTTTCAGAATGGGCCGGATGACTTCATCCGCATAATTCGGTACCGTAATGTTCAATTTCGGCACGGGTTGCCGTTCGGCTTCGGCACGTTCGATGATGTCGAGCTGTCCGGAGGCTTTTGCCGCGCGCTGAAAGTAGCTGTTTAACAGTTCTTCTATTGTCATAACGTTGCTTTTAATGGTTCATGTAAATAAAGAATAATGGTCCGGACGAAGGAACCGGTGCAAGCCGCTTTGTTATTTTTATGCGGCAGCTTCGTCGATGTGCTGCTGCGCCTCCTCGATGGAAGAGATAGCTTCGTCAATAGTATCGATGGCATCGGTCATGCGGGAGCCTTTGTCTGATGACTGGAGGCTTTCGGGCATGTTGTCGTAGGCATCCTGTTCTTCGTCCTTGATGTCGTTTAAGGATGAGATGATTTCGTCCAGTGAATCTCTCACATCTTCGAGTTGTTTTCGTCTGTCTTTGTTCATGATTGATTGGTTTTATTGATATGATATTGAATGAAATTTTGCTGCATTGTAAATCATTCATATCTTTGCATTTAAGTATTAAAGTATGTTTATGTCTAATTTTGAAATAATTATCAATTGTATTACAGCCCTCGGTGCTTTGGCAACCGCAGGAACCTTTATTTATGTGATTAGAAGTCAAAAAGGGACTCAAAAACAGATTGACAGTCTATCCCAAATGGCAGCTACATTTACGCGCCAATATGAAATGGCACGTATTCAGGCCGGGAACACCATATATCCCAAAATCCAAATTACATTGAAACATGATGTGATGTGGGGTATGAAGATATTGGTCAAGAATTTGTCTTATCCCATTGAGATTTACCGTATAATTGTACATACAGACCAGCATCATTCCGATATAACCATAAAGCCTAAAGGGGATTATATCGCTATAAGGCAAGGTGAAACCAAACCTATATTACCTGGCGAAATGGTGCGACATCCTTTGTACTTATATTCAGCATCTCTCCGCCTCTTTTTGGTAACTCCTTTCGATGAGGCGTATGAAGTAAGATATGCGGTTAGCAATGAGCAGGAATCCTATCAATCTGAGGCTATTCCCATTTTGTTCCGTAAAGAAGACCATGAAAACGATACGGAATCCACTATCTCAGCCAAAGAATACAGTATTCACGGAAATATCCCCGGAACAGTAGATGATAACTTTCCGGAAATCTCTCGGGATACTGAATGTATTTAGTTCTTTCATAAGGCAATCAGGGCGGACAATACCCTGATGCCGAGGCGAAACAGACAATGTTTCCAGTCTTGTTGGAGAATATGGTTACGCTTTCTCCGATTTGCTCGCGTGCGGCTTTCTTCGCGTCCCGCAAGCGGACGAAAGAGAGCCGGTTTCCGTACCATTTGTCACAGAACCAATAGTTCGTGGTTGTGAGCTTTGAGGCTGTGATACGAGGATCGGTGTCTGCTCGGGAAGCAAGCAATTTTTCCGCCGCCTGCCGAAGGAAGTCCGGCCAGTCATTGTACGGCATTTTCGACCGCCAGAAATAGTCGTTGAGTATCAAAGGCTGGATGCTGGCCTCTGTTCCGGTGTGGTAGCCTAACAGGCCTGCATAGATGGTTTGGGTAGTACCGTCGGATAAGGCGGAGAAACAGACTCCGCCTTGACGACCGGTCGGCTCGAATTTGCCCCATGCTGATTTTACTTGACGCACCACGATTTTCGGGATGCCGTCTTTGTCTACTCCGTCGCGCAACAATACAGAAGCGGGATGACGGAGTTTCTTCGCTAATGATTTCGATATGAACATGGTATTTTCTATGTTAATCGGTTATTTGTATGAATCGGACATAATCTTCGGTATCGTTAAAGCATTCATCGTTGATGCGCTCTGCCAATTCGTCCAGCGTCAGGCGTTCGACCTCGTATTCGGTTTCGTCTTCTTCGTCAATGGCACTGCGGGAAGGACCGTTTCGCCAGGCGTCGAGCAGTTCTGCATCCGAAACACTGCGGTTCAGATGATTGCAACTCCAAACGAAAGCATAGAACCGTTCTTTGTTGGAAAGGGAGCTAATGTCGTCCACCGTTGCCGAACGAAGAAAATTACTGTCAAATTCCAGCACATCGTCTTCGTGGATGTCCTGTACGCCGATGTGCCATGAACTGTTCGCGCTATTCTGCCGCATGTATTTTACCTGAAGCAGCATATTTCTCCGATAGTCAGCCGGAATATCTCCGAATATTCTGCGGATTTCTGCGATGGCATCGTCGGTCAGGCGAACAAAATCACCGCCTCGGAAAGGAGGACGAGAGTACTCTTTAGAAGATAGGTTTTGTTCTGCACAAAGTTCCTTGTACCAATTCCAGATAGTTATAAGCCAATCTACGTTGATTTCACGAAGCTCGCGGTCTGTTTCCTGAACATCCGTATTCGGGCGCTGGAGCGTACAAGTACCGTCCGCGTGATAGTCGAGCAGGTTGTACCTGACATAGCAGGGATAGCCGTCTTCACCTTCTTCTTCCACAAACACGATGTGAGGCAACCACCCGTCGGGGCGTTCGGATATGTGGCAGAGAGAATCTATGATATTCTGCGATAAGTTCCGTTCTTGTTCTTGCGGTGTCATAATTTATTGTGATATGTAAGTAGTCGGAAAATCAATATCCTCTTCGTCGAAGTCGGTTTGATTTTCCTTGTTGTACTCTTCGATTACGGATGCAGGGATATACGCTTCTCCATCGATGTCGAAACTGCGCCGTTTAAGTAGTCGGTTCAAGGTTGCACTATCTCCCTGGATGATGTTCTCGATATCATCCTTGTTTCCATGTACGGTCACGCCTAAGCGCATCCAGATCGTTACTTCCGGTTGGGGCTCTTCGTCCGCATTTGGGAGGATATGGTAATCATCCCATAGGTGGGCGTCCGATACGCCTTGCACGTAAGCGTCGTATTCCGCCTTGGTAGAAAATTCTATATTCTTGACTACACCACCGTTGTCCATCAGCCATTCGGAAGACGGAAGTTGGCTGGTCTCATTGTAGTATCTGGTGGCATCGCCGCCAAATATGATAGTTGCTTTTATCATTGTTCGGGATGTTTGGAAAGATAATCTTGGATGGATGTGTAGCGGTCCGGTATGGCGGTATTTTCATTGAATCCGTTCAGGCAATGCAGCAGTGCCTTTTCCATGCTGACGTACCGACGTGAGAAAGATTGGATATTGTCCAAGCAATAAGCCTCTATGGCATATTTGAACGGGGCAACTCGCGGTCCGTCTTCTTTGCGAAGTTCCACATACCATCTGCAATCAAGTTGCAGACGGAAGCCGTCCGACTCTCCGTTTTTCATCAGGCGTTCTTCGTCCAGAAGCCTGCGAACGAGAGTGGCATCAAGCAGACCGTCATACTCTCTGTAACATTTAATTCGGGCAGTGTAAGCGGCAGCATATTGCCGGATGTCGTCTTCGGTAAGACGATATTCTTTCGGATAAAAGTCCAGCACTTCTTTTGTCGTGACGGGAATGATTCGTCCGTCTATTTCGATTTCGTAAGTCTTATTTTCCATTATATGTTTTTGTTAGTGAATTTGGGTCGTGCTCGCTGAACAACACGCAGATCGGTATAACCGATGGCTTTCAGTTCATTGAGCAAATCTTTGTATTCGTCCTCTTGCGCAAGAGACGTGTCGGCAATGACACCGGCATAGTCTGCGGCCCCATGCTGTCCGATGTGCATGTAGGATGTTACAGTGCCGTCATGTGGGTCCACATCATCCGGAAAGAGTGCGATGATGTCGCCGTTCTTCCATTTTCTAAAAACCACTTTCGTCATTGCGGCTGCATATTTCTGAGTTCACAATGAAGTCGCCCACGGTTTTCGTGTCTCGGCAGAGCTGGTCGAGGATGTCGTCGATATCCTCCTCGGACACCTCGCCACCGTTTCGATTCTCGATGTCGTAGCGAACCGTGGCGTAAACCGTCTTGACTTCGGTTACCCGAGATTCGTTGCCGTTCCTGGCGATGCCATCGGGAGAAGTGATGTCGAATTTCATCAGTTGGGCAAGGCGGTTGTATTCTTCGTCGTAGAACCGGTTGTATTCGTCCTGATACTCTTCCTTGTAACAGGTTCCGCTGTCAGGATCGTCAGGGTCCTCCGGTTCGACATAGGCATCGAAAGGCAGTTTGTGTTTGTCAACTAATCGGGCAATAGCCAAGTCGCTGGCAATTTCCATGATAGACGAATTGATTTCGTCTTTGTTTTCTTTGTAATACTGGTGTAAGTTCATAATCGTCAGAGTTTAATAAAATATTCTTCTGTTAATGATCGTTTGAGTTTCCGGTTTCCCTGTGCGATGCAGGCGATAAGTTTCTGAATGCGTTTGTTTGCCAGTTCGACTACCTTTTGCGGTGTCGGCTGGGGCATTGCGAATTTCCGGCAGGTCTCGGAGCAGTATTTCTGCCGGGCACGAAGCGGTTTTCCGCAGGCCGGACAACGGCGTTTGCCATCCGTTTCGAGAATCCTCAACACACCGGCATGGAGACCTTGCCACCATTCCAGACGGTCTATTTCGTAATCCTGAAGGGTTACGTTGTTGGAGAAGTCACGGGCCTCCACTTCGACCGAGATTTCGGAGTTCTCCACGATGACTTTGATGGCCGGGTCGTCGTAAGGAGTTCCGTCGTTATCGAACCAAATAATGAAGGTCGGATCCTCCTGTTCTGCATAATCGCCCAACGAGAGTTCCGTCAGACCATTGTTTTTCATAATGGCCACAATGGCGGCCATGATATTGCTGATGTTGTCCATAAACGGGTTTTATTAAGATTAGCTAATATGTTGGAGAGGCGGGCGTTGCCCGTCCATTGATTTTTCAAAAAAAAAGTGGAGCTGCCGGGACTCACGTCAGGACAGCTCCGGTTATCATTATGGCGAATGATGTATCAATAATTGAGTTGAATGGTTCCGTAAACTCCGGCAATCTCTTCCTGCCGGATTCCCAGATAGACCATTGTCACTTGCGGTGACGAGTGTTTCAAAATCATCGACAGCAGTATGAGCGCTTCGGTGGTACGTCCCATCGATTCGTAAACGTAGCGGCCGAAAGTCTTGCGGAAGGTATGGCTGGAGAATCGCTTGATTGGCAGCCGGTATTTTACCCGCAGGTATTTGAGGGTGTCGTTGATGTATTGGGTGGTATAGGGTTTCTTCGTTTTTGGGTTGCAGATGACCGGCAACCGTTTGTCCGGTGAACCGAGCAGTTTATATAGCGACGTGATTCGCCGCTGTACGTTTTCGTTGAACGGAATCTGGCGCGTCTTGCCGGTTTTCTGTTCGATTTTGTAAAGTGCATCTCTATCGAGCACGTCTTTCCATGTCATTGACAGGACATCGGACACACGGCAGGCCGTACAGAAAGAGATGCAGCAGTAAAGTTCCCAAAGATAATTGCCGTCTTCATGAAGGCTGGAGAGCAGGCGGAGGAAATCCTTGAATTCCAAAGGTTCGGCGGTAGTGATTTGACCTTTGACTGACATAGGCATATAGAATTTATGTTAATAATGCGACATCACATGCCTGTTTGGGGTGTCGGGGATTCCTGAAAGAGGGACATGACTTTCGCCCACGTTTCCCGCATCCGGAAATAGTCGTCGTAGCCTTTCTGGTTGATGAAGAAGACGTAAGGCGGAATGTCGGCCTGCTTGAAAAGGTTGTACTCTTTTTCGTCGAGTTTGCGAACCGTGGGAAGTCCCGTTCTGCATAGGGCTTCGTTGACAATCCAGGCTCCCCGGAAGTTATCCATCCGGAGTGAGTCGATGCAGACCACCTCGCCCACACAGCCATTTATCAGAAAGTTGCACACGCACATCAGGCAGCAGGTGTAGTCGATGTCCCATGCGACCAGATAGCTTTGCGGTCGGTCGGCCTTGGCCGCCAACAGCGTCCGGCCACTGCCTGCCGTAGGGTCGCACACCGATAGGATTTTGGCATCCGATTCTTGCTTGCCCATTGTTATTTTCGACATCAGGTCGGTAATGTGCGCAGGCGTGAAGAACTGGCCTTTCTGTTGCTGGCCGCTCTGGGAAGTCAGAGCCATGAACAGGTCACCGAATGCATCGTACCAGCCGTGCCGTTTGATTTGCTGTGACATGATTTGAATCCATGTGGCGAACATGTCGTAGAATACTTTGGTCTGTTCTTTATTATACCTCCAATCGGAGAGCGGAGGCGTGTCAGGGAGCGAGAACCCGTGTACGATGTAGCGCAACAGGTCCTGAAAGACGGTCTTCACGTCCAGTCCGTTCCGATACGTGAAGTCGTTGATTTGTTTTTCCAGTTCCCGGACTTCTGCCGGGGCGTTGTATCCTTTTGCCATAATCTTAATCTTCACATTCTGCCAGAAGGCGTTTTACATTGCGGATTTTCTCGTCGATGCTGTCCAGCTTTGCGAACGAAGGGGTACATTTGGTGCGGCGCATTCCGGCACCCCAACCGATGTTGTTGGCGACCCGTGTGAGTCGGGCGTTCTCTTTGCTGCGGCTTTCTTCAAGACGCTCCAGCCGTTTTTGGAGAGTTGCTTTCTTGTATTTCATGTCTGAAAAATTAAAAAGGCGAAGAACTTTCGCTCTCCGCCTCGGGTGAATAAATTGTGTTTACTAAGTCGTTTCATCGGGTATTTCATTGCCCGTAAAGGGATGATATAACGGTGTGTTGCCGACAGCTTCGGCGTCAATGGCAAAGCTGCCGAGTTCCACATCATAGAAGAGTTCCAGTTTCATCGGTTCGGTGGAGGCAATTTGTTCGGCCTCTGATTGCGACAAACCGGAAATCATCAGGCTTTTTACCCTTTCTCGGAAAGTTTTCGGGTTGGTTTGGGGTGTCGTCCAAACCTCAACGATTTCCTCTTCGTCATCGGTAATGGCGACAGAGTGGTCGAGAGTATGCAATTCTTTCATCATTTTGGTTCCTCCTACTCTTCGTCCCAATAGTTTTTCTTGTACAGCTCCCGCTGCTGGTCGAAAGACAAGGAGTTCCACCAGGCGTCGAGGTCCTCGGCATCGCCGGACAGCCGTTTGTTTTCTTCCAGATCAAGGTGTTTCCACCATTGGTACATTCGTTCTTTGTACTCTTTCATTGAGACGAAATAGTGAGCCTCTTCACACGAGTCACACCAAAAATCGTCATCGGAATCATCAATGTCCGAGATGTATTCATTCGTATTGCCATCGACCCATGCCCGTACCTGAATATCACGGGAGCCGCAACATTCGCATACATTGATTTGACTTTCATCTTCCTCCTCCCTTTCGGTAACGAACCTTTGTCCGTCATAGAGTTCGCACGCCCGTTCCACGATTTTGTCACGGGCGTTGTTGCCCAGTTCAGCATAGAAGCGTTCGGCGGCACCTGACAACGTGGCACTGCTCAGACCGCACCATTTTGCCCAGAAATGCCCGGCCATGCCACCGAATACGGTTTTGCATTCCGCTTTGCTCCAGCGGTTCCACATGTAGTAGAAGAAGCTGGAGACGATGTTTTCATTTGTTCGTTTCATATTTTCAGATGTTTTAGAACCAAGAGATGAGAACCCAATCATTGCTCGGATCGCTTTCTTTGATCAGGAGGTCGAGCATATTTATAAAGTCTTCTTTGCTTGTTCGTGCTCGGTTCAACTCCTCGTGAAATTCCTCGGCATGTGCCTGATATGTTTCATTTTCCTCACCAATGATCGTTCGCAAGCGTTCCAATTCAATGCGTTGAACTTCGTAATCGTCATCGAACTCGTCTTCTGCCGAATTGGCGATATCGAACATTGATAGGATGTTGTAAAATGCTTCTTGTCCGTCACCGCCGAACATTCCGTGGTTGCAATTCATGTATTCGATGCGGTAGATTTTTCCGGTGTGTAAACTTCTGCTCATATTGTATAGATTTTTATTGTCGGTCAAAAAATGAAATCGACGATGACACGCTTGTCGCCGGAGAGTAACCGCTCGTGATTTACATCATCGTATTTGTAGGTGATGTATTTCTTCGCTTCACGGATATATTCTCCACGTACCCAGACCGGAGCGGTTTCGCGGTCTGAGAGGCGGAAGAGCTCTCCTTTTTTGAGTTGGCGGATTGTTTTCTGTTCCATCGGCTGCAATGCCCAGTTTCATTGCGGCATTCCGCATTTCTTCGTATCTGATGCGATGACAACCGGCCGTCAGAATGTCGTTCTTGTATGAATTGATACTCCAATTATGGTTGTTGGCATCATGGACAAGGTCATGTCGGAAGTCGGCTTCGTTTTTGTGGAACAGTTCAACCAGTTTCCAAAGGCGGACAGCTTCCTTGGCTTTGACCTGAATGCCCATTGAGGTCTCGATGCACCCGTTGTGTACCCGGAGCAACGCATTGAAGTCAAGGCCGTAAGGAACGGTGAACCATCTATTTGAAATTTCGCCCGAATACCATAGCTCTTTTTTCTCCTCAAAAGACATGTTGGCTATACGGTGCCGCTCCTCTTCCTCACGCAACCATCTCTCACGACGTTCGGCATACCGCTGCTCCCGTAGTTCTTCATTTCGACGATTGATTGCGTCCTGCCGTTCTTTACGTTCGGCAAAATGCTCCCACAGCAGCGGGTCGTCGGTACGGTCAATAAAGAGTTGAGAGAGCCGGGTTTTGTATTCTGCGGCTGATGTGGTTTGAAGCAGACCGCGTGCAAGAATATCGAGGAACAACTCCTGATATTCGGACTTGTTTTCTCTCGGTAGTTCACTGGAATAACGAGGTCGTTCGCCTGTTACGGTCCAGAATTTCGTAATGTCTTTTTTTGCGGTACTGCTCAATTTGGCCAGTACCGGCATGAGCCAGCGACCGGTTGCGGACTTTTGCCGTTTGTCAAGTCCCCAGAATTCAATCCAGCGACCGATGTTGAGCAGGCATTCTTTGACATGTTCCGTATAATTCTGAGTGCGGGATTTCTGCTGTGCATTGATGTAATCACTGATTTTTTCTACTTGATCGACAATGTAATATGCCGATTCGTAATAGCTGTATTCCGACAGCCTGTCGTTGTGTAGGGAAACCGACCGGGGCGTGTAGAAAATCAGTTCTCCGTAGGGAATCGCTTTCCGCACCATGCCCATGTGTTTGCAGGTGGTGTTGGAATAGGTCCGGGTTGTTACCAGATAGGCTTTTTGCCCTTGTTGATTTGCTTCTACCGAGGCACATCGGAAATGTGACCCATAGGAATAAATATCTTTGCCCTCGAAGTAGAAGTTGCGCCCATTCCGTGCGCTATCCTGACTTTGATGTGCCCATAGATGGGCGACCATCGGGGCATCTACGACGTATCTCATGATGTTTCTGTTTTATCTGTTGAAGAATAGTTGAAAATGAAAAAGAGAAGGCGATAACCTTCTCTCTCGTGTTAATTTTTATAGTCGTTCGAGAACCTTCCGGAGGAATTTTTTGCTCAGTACCTGTTTGCAGACTGTGACACCGGACCACCCGTTACCGGAGTTCTTGTCGAGCAGTTCCCTTATGAATGTCAGCCAATCTTTGACCGGTTTTTTGTTCAGTACGGCCAACAGGCGTTCCGCTTGAATCGTCCAGTCGTGAAATTCCGGAGACCAAGGGGCGTTTATCAGTTCGGACATGGGAATCGTGAACATGTTTTTCCCGATTGGCCTGACAGCCGGATTTTGCCCTACGCTGCGCACGGTATCGGCAATGGCCTGTTCAATACGTTCTTTCTCCCGTTTATACTGTTCTTCCAAACGGTCGAGTGCGTTGATTTGGTCTGCTAAAATACCCATCCGATAAAAGGTCTTTTTATGCCGAATTCCTCGCTGGCCTCATCGCTTCCGCAGTCACATTTGCCGACGGGCTGCCCTGAGCCGCATTTGCAGAGATCGATGCCCCAATGGTTGACGCAATGATTGCAATTACAGAAGACCTGCGGCAAACGTTCTCCCGTAAATCCTATACGGTTGAAAACCTCGCGGCTCATACTGTTACTTGCGCCGTTCTCGAATGTTACGGTCATCGCTCCGCATACGCATTCCTGAATGTATTGTACCTGTATCATGTCACGCGGATTTGAGTTGGAATTCGATGCCGGAAGGCAGTTTGGAATAGTCCACTTTTTTCAGGAAGCGGTCAAATTGTTCCTGGGTAACGATGTCGTTCTTGGAAGCATAGTCCCGCCAGTTGAATACGCCCGTGTTTCGATGGTCGTAGTAGATGAAGTTGTCGAGTGGCATTCCACAGCGAAGCACGTGGAGTTTGACGGCGAGTTCCTGATCGATTTTCGCCTTTTCATTTGCCGCATGGGTTTTAAGGTCTTCTATTTTCTTCCGTTTGGCGGCAAGCAGGGCTTCGTGTCTGCGTTTTTTAATGTTGGCGGGCAGATAATACCCTTCGGCAATTCGGGTTTCCACAAGCTGGAATTCTTCCTCTGTGAGAGGGGTGAATTGATAGCGAACGGAGGTGTCCTCAAATTGTTCTTCGGTCAGTTCTTCGAGTTGTTTGATTGCGGCGCGGGCTTCCTCCTCCCAACGAGCGGGTATTCCCATCGTCTGAAGCAGGTAGGTGAAGTAAAGTTGGTCTTCCGCTTCACGAAGGAATCGGTCGTACTCTTGTTGGGTAATACGGAGTTCGCTCATTGTAACCTCCTTGGAGCTATTTCGCAAGTGGTAGAATCCGTTGCCTTGCGCATACATCGGTGCTCCTTTGGCGTCGCACAGGTGTAAGGCGATGAACGGACACAGTTCGGGAAAGGCCACTGCAATTTGTTCATGGCAACACCCTGCCATGCACCATTTCCAGACACCGTATTTGTCCTTTTCGTAGATGGTTGCTGTAATGCCGAAGTCGGCATGTCCGTTGCGGCAGTCATCGTCGAGCCGCACCTTAACGTCTATTTTGTAGCCGTTTATGATTTTTGTTGCGTTATATTTCAGTTTATCAGCCATTGCGGTATGTGTTAGTTTGTTGATAATGCAAATTCCGGGAATGGGAGCTCCAGACCGAATGTGCAGAGATATTCGGCTTGTTTTTGCCGGTTGTCCTCGGCAATTCTATCATCGATGTAAGCTTGGCATTCGCTCTTGAGCTGGTCGAGCCCGTCATCACCGAAGAATCCCCAGCAACTGTCCAGAATTTCCGTGTCGTCATCTTCCGGCGTAACCTGAAATCCGTACACTTCACCATGCAGGTATTCATTGTACGTGTCGATTTCATTTTGGAGGTATTCCTCGATTTTCTTGCGGCGGGATTGCGTGAGCACTTTCCAGCCGTATTCCTTTTTTACCTGTTCAACACTGACCGCCACAATCCCGAACCATCCGCTGTCCCATCGGCACGAGAAGGGGCCGGATGAAATGCTGAGACCACTATGGTCATAGAGGAAAAGGTTCAAAGCGACATGTTTTTGCAGGAATGATTTCCGAATGTTTCCGGGACGGCCGTCGCATACTTCGTCGAAGTCGAAATGTTCGTCGAACTCCTTTTCGGGACGGTAACGCCGGTGTGCCGTGTAGAACGTGCCGAGGTTGCTCCACTCGCGCGGACTTTCGGGGCAGTCATCGTAGTAGATATTGATGTGGTGTCCTTTATAGGTTATTTGTTCGTATCTGTTCATATCAGTATGTATAAGCAGTTTCCAACTCGCTTTCGTAATTCTCGAAAGCTATAAGGTTCTCTTCGTCCGTCACCTCCTGATCCCAGAACAGTTCGACAAAACGCTCTATCACATCCCGCATGGCGCGGGTGTATTGTTGGAGGTATTTTACGGCCCTCGTGCGCCGATCTGTCGTTTCGTATTGCATGATGATTTATGATTTTGATTGTTCATTCAAATGTCGTTTCGATAGTCGAGCAGGTATTGCTCGAAATGGTTCTCACAAATGATCTGGTTACGGTCGATGTCTGCGGAGAAATCATCCCACTTGTAACCGTAATCTTTCAGTAATTCTTCTTGCTCCGACCGGCTGAAATCCCTCACGTCGATTTCGCCTTCCCGCCAAAGCATATTGTCCGTTGCGAATTTTCGGACCTCGGGCACATTGTGCGCATCGTGCAGAAACTCTGTCGGGTGTCCGAGATACCGCTGATAAACCCGATTGGATTCCGTTTCAGCACACGGTAGCAAATCACGGTGGCAGGTGTTAGGCTCGCAATACCAGAATTCCGTATCCGATATTTTCAAGCAGAATTGCAGTTGGTCGGGATCGGTGCATTGAATGTCCGGGTTAAGAAGCCGCTTCATGCGATTTCAAATTGTACCGAGAAGTGGAATTCTTTTCGGAGGTGAACAATTTCCGCCATTGTTTCAGGGTCTTTCCCGTATGGGTAGAAGATTGTGAACTGGCGGGTCAGGCACCGGATGCCTTTCTTTCGCAGTTTGTACAGCAGGTACGCCCTGCGTCTGAGTTGTTTCTTATTCATTGTCGTTACATTTTTAGAGGATACATAATAATGTGACTACCGATGTGGGGCATGGCTTTATCCGTTCGATGTATGGTCTTCCGGAAGGATCCTGAGGCACGGCGTGTAGCCAGCGCCTCAGGATCCTGTCAAGGAAGACGAACTGAAAGTTTTCGGTCCATCACATCAAGCCTGCCAGGCGATGACGGCTTACTTCCTACGCCACTGGGCCATCTTCTTTTTGATGTCGATGCCGTTGTCGTCGAGCATCTTTTTCAGTGCGGCAAGCAGGCGCCAGCCATTACCGTTCTTATACTCTTCGGCCTTGGCCGAGAGAAATGCGAGCGACTGGTATTTGTCCAGTCGTCGCCCACGGTCGTCGATGGCCGTACAGTTGTGAAAGCGGATGAGGTTTTGCATCGTGTAGAATGCGCCGGCACCTTTGTAGGCATCTATCCACGCCTTGCTTTGGGGTGTGGCGTGCTTCATCTTGAACCGCTTGTCGTTGAACTTCGTCACGGCATTGTAGAGCTGGGTGGCATTTTTAGCCGATCCGATATGGTAGGCTGCAAGACGCAGCGGGCTGTAGAGTTTGGAGTGCAGGTCCTGCACGAAGATGTTGTGGCTGCCGATACGCTTGTAAGGAATGCCCTTGCATTTCTTGACCGGCAGGCCATCGACATGCGCTTTCAGGTGTTCGATGTAATCTTCCGCCACAGCCGTGGCGACCTTGACGTTGAACCAGCGGTTCCTGTCCGCGAAGTTCTCGGGATCGTTTCGCTCCATCTTCTGTTGGGCACGCAGTTCGTCGAGCAGCATTTTCCACTGGTACTCATAGCCCAGACGGTGGATCATCTCGGTCACACCGACCGGACTCCACGCGCCGTAGTCCTTGTGGGAGAGCATGTGGAACATCTGCGCCATGACGAAGCGGCGGAACAGACGGCGGTTGGGTACGGTTCCCTTTTCGAGGATGTAATCGAAAATCGGGTCGTTGTCGTCCAGAATCGACAGCTTGCCGTTCTTGTTCGAAGCGACATAATCGCCTCCGTTGGCTCCCTGCATGGCGAACAGGCAGCTCACGTCCACGCCGACACTGCGGAGCGCTTCGATGCGTTCGTGCGCCGTTTTGGGCAGCTGTGCCTGTTTGGTTGATGCCGTAGCAGTTTCTACGATGGTAACTTTTTTGCCTGCGATTGCAAGTTCCGTCCCGCATGTCGGGCACGTAACATTCGTCTCTTGTTTTTTCCTCATGATTAAATAGTTGATTGATTATTATTCGGCTCTACCCATTGTCTGAGTATCACCAGGTCCTTGTCTTCTTGGCTCTGCCAGAACCACCGGCCGAACTTCTCGGGATTCCATTTGAAGCCGCCGAGCAGTTGGCAGAGGATAAATAGTTCCAGCTCGATTTGTGATTTGTCGCGCCGCTCGCCATAGAGCATGTCGTCGTCACTCAATTCTCTTTCCGGCAATGCCATGAAATAGCGGCGCGATGTACTCTCGCTGCGTTCCGACGGAATCGAGTGCTTGTAACGACGGTATAGTTCTTCCACTTTCGAGAAGAACTCCTCTTCACTGCAATGCGGCGCTCCGAGAACGCCTTCATACGAGCTGTCCCGGATGACGTACTTGCCGTTTACCTTGAGACTCCGCGTTTGGAAGTCAACCTTGAAACGCGCCCCGTTTTCTACGGCACGGACTGTTTCTTGATAGATATTGTCCATAGCTCCTACGAATTGGCCATGTCCGTTCTCCTGAAGGCGGGAATGCTCAGCTTCAGGTTGTCGTTAATCAGGAATTTCCTGTCGCACTCGCAAATGATGTGGGTGTCCGTTACCCGCTTGATTCTCCGTGTAACTTCGTCATGGGAGGTGTAAGGCTTCCCGTCCTTGGTCCCGTTATCTATATCTCCCGAGATATGATACCAGTTTCCGATTTCAATGTCTTTTACGTTCATTTTTTATCTGGTTAAATTGTTTGTCATTTTATGCACTCGAATCGCTGACGCATGGCTTTATAGCTCTGATGAATACAGTAGGTCCTGGATCCATAACCCAGGTAACCACCTGGGGCAAGATCCAGGTAGAATACTGTATGCTAAATTCGATTCCTCGTGCAAAATCGAGTTGCGTTGCCCGTAAGTCTCAATCAGGCCGGCACATTGCTTTATCAGGTCGATATGAGCAGCTATTCAGCTACGGACCTTGTCCACAGGCATCTAATCAGATGCCTTGGACTACGGTCCTTGATGTTATTAGCTGCACCATTAAACTCCTGACCTTGACTTTTAACTTCGTGCTAAGTTTTGCGGTTCTTAGGATTACGGCACGTTGCTCTAATAGGTCGATGTGCGCCGCGATTTGAAGTCCGGGCAGCGACGTCGGGTTCCTGATAGTGAATAACGACGTCATTGCCGGGACTTCATTGCTTGCGGCACGCTGATTCTTGTCCCCTGAACCGCAGTTTTCCGTGCTGAAAAAAATCTCATTCGGACGGTACATTCCTTTATTTTCCTGATGTGCGCTGCTCTGTTCTGCTGGCCCGGGATTCTCCTCCATCCACTCGGATGGAGGGAAGCTCTGGCCGCAAGTTCAAGAGCTGCATAACTGAAATTCCGACCTCAACTTTTGTAGCTGTGTACTCAGCTTCTCATGATTCTCTGAATATCGGCACATTGCTTTATTGTTTTGATGTACGCCAGTTTCGGAAGCCGGATGGTCGCCGTCGTATGACGTTAGGGATACGACGGCGCCGGACGGGCTGTATCGAAACTCGGCATATTGAATCATATTCCTTGAATCACCGCGCTTTCGTGCTAAAGAAGAAGAAGTTCTCATAATGACGACACATATCTTTACTTGCTTGATGTCGCCCGCGAGAGCCCAGCTCTTGAGGAGTCTGAAGGTGATGGTCCGATCACCTTCAAGACTCTCGATAGAGCTGGGTTACACACGCGGGAATCTCAATCTCATTCCTCGAACTTCTGCTGATGTGTTTCAGTTCATCGGATGTCAGGCAGGCGACACATTTCTTTACGACTTCGATATATTACAGGAGGAACCAGAACTCACCGATCCTCGCCGGTTGTTAGACCGGCGAAGATCTATGCGTTCTGGTCTGCCATCCTGTAACATTGAATTTTGCCTCTTCATCCATTTACCGTGTGTTCGGTATATCCTATAATGATGCTACCAGCGTGTTGTACACAGCCCGACTTGTCAGCAGGGCATTCCTCATGCAACCAATCGTCAGATAGCCGGGGATGTTGCCTCCGGTTTTGGAACGGTTCGCTTTCACATTACGCCCACGCCCCCGGACAATACATCCGTCAGACTTGTTTCTGACATATCCCAGACCTCCGACTTTGCGTTTACCGGTTGCGACTGCCCGCAAACAATCCATGGCAAACATATTCAGTTCGTCAAGGTCTTTCCGCACGTTACATACGGGAAGAATCTGTGTCGCCCAACTGAACTCGCCGTTGCCCTTGTACAAATAGCGGTTCACGGAATTGACTGCCTTTGTCAGCGTCGTATTCCGGTTGCGAATCGTTCGTCGTTCGATTTCCTTTTGGAAGGTTTTGATACGGCTGGACGAGAGAGAAATCATTTTGCCCTTAATGCTGAACCCGAGGAATTTGAACCAGTGGTCAGCGGTCAAATATTCCACCTTTTTCGGATTGAGCTGCATGGATTTCTCAGACAGTCGCTTCCGGAGCAATTTCATCGCCTTTTCGTAGTCGGCGCCGATGAAAAGCATATCGTCAGAATAGCGTACATAGTAGCCATTCATCTGCGAGAGTTCTTCATCGAGGTCATACAGGAGCACATCTGCCAGCCAGCTTGCGACGGCACACCCTTGTTTGAGCGATTGGTATTTCCTTTTGAGGCAGTTATCCTCGTCGAAATACAGGTCGGAATGATAGTATTTCCGCAGCACGTCGATTAAAGCGGAATGGCCGTACTTGGCTTCTACCTTATCGAATGCCTCATCGATGAATTGAATCGGTACGCTGTCGAAATATTTGGAGAGGTCGGATTTCCAGCCCAAAACTCCGTTCTTTGCAGCGTTCACGATCTGATGACTGACCTCGGTAACCACTCGGCCGCAACCTATTCCTGTCTGGTAGGACTTGCAGGTCTCGTGGAGCATTTCAGGCATCAAGTCAAACAGGAGGTCGTTGGCGATACTGAGTATCACACGGTCCATCGGCTCGTTTACATACACTGTGCGGAACTCGCCGTTGTCTTTGGGGATTTGAGCCGTATGGGGCGGAGAGATTTCATACTTTCCCAGCATCATGGCTTCAGCCATTGCCAGCCGGGTATGTTCGTCGGTCAGCCGGATGAGCTGGTCTTTCCGGATGTCTTTGCCCACACCTTTCTCGATTGCTTTCGTCCATCGCTCGATGTCGAAAAACATTTGCAGAATCTTTTCTGCCATATTATTACTCATTTTATTTGTTCCTCCTTGCATACGAGTACATCCCCGACAATGTAGTCGGACAAGCTCGGATGATTCTCTTTGAAAATGCGTGTAGCCGTTGGGTTGTGTTTAAGACCATGCACCTTTCCTTCCTCATTCACGACCATGATTTCCGTGTCATTCAGAAACACGAGTTCGATGTCTCCTCCGACTATTGCCTGCATTTCCTCCAGCTTAAAGTCGGTTCCATTGGCAGGTTGCACCGGTTGGCGCGTCCCATCGGTTTTAATAATTTCAGCCATTTATTTCTTATGTGTAAAAGTTATTATTGTCTGACCGTCATAGCCGCATTGCACTTTCAGCCCGAAAGCCTCGGCATCGGAACTGATGCAGCAGATGTCCCAGACGTTCAGTTTGCCTGCACAGGTTATGACGGTATTGTTTTCCGAGATATGCGGTGATTTGCCTTTCAATGCAGCACCGCCGGATATTCCGCGCAGGATGATTCCGCGCTGATGTGTTGTAAGTTCTTTCGTTTCCATAGGCAAATCGGAATTTGTTAAAGAATAGATGCTATCCGAATGTTCCGGCGGAATTCGGGCATATTTTTTTGTCGGTACACGTTCAATTATCGCATACCGGTCATCGGGTTCAGAACCCGAAACAAGGGGCGCACGGTGCCGTCAACACACGGATTCCGACCCAGACGAGCACGAGCAAGCCTGCGACGAATACCGTATTCAGAATGGCATCCTGCCGTTTGCGGGCAAAGGCGATTATCTTTTTCATGACTTTGATTATTTCGATTATACATTTTGCAATCGGGCACAAAAAAGGCACGAGTTCTCGCCCGTGCCTGCACCGATTATTTCTCACTACATTAAGCTGCCGGCGTCGGGGTCGGCGTCAGTTGCGGCATTTTGATGATACGGCAGCCCTCACCAATGAGCACACGATATACTCGGACGAGGTTGCGCCCGCGAAAACTGCTAACTGTTACACTTTGCACACCGGCTTCGCCCAGTCGTTTCAGCATGGGTTTGGCAGCTTTGAGATGTTTGAAGCAGCCGTAACTCTCGGTTCCGGCATTGTTATATACGTCTATCATATTTTTACTGCATTAGTTTTTTTAGGAATTTCCAAGCCTGCGGGCTATACCTCCGGCACACGAAATTTTCCAGAGGTTCTGTGCGTTCATAGCCGCAATTCAGGCATAAATACCGCACGAATTTGTGCGTGATGAAGTACAGCATCCCCGTTTCATGGCTTTTGCAGCGGTCGAAATACGGGGAGATGCCGAGCGCAAAGTGGGCAGAAAAATTTTCCGCCACTTCATTGAAAGCGATGAGTTTGTACATGACCGGATACGAAAAGGACAGCGCACATTTTCTGCACGCTGTCCGGCTCTGATTATATCGGGTTCGTTATGCCGTTACGCTGCAATCGCTACGGTTTCAGCTCCGTTTCTCGGTTTTCTGCCACGTCTGCGGGCAGGTTGTTCCGCCACCGTTTCGGCAACGGTTACGGGTGCCGCACTTTCGGCGGTAGCTTGTTCGGCAGACTGTTCGGTCTGCACCTCTTCGGGCTGTGCGGCGTCTTTGGGCAGTTCCACACGGAAATTCAGTGCCTCCATGAGTGCTTTGGTGGCATTGTGGATGTACTTTTTGCGGTCACGTGCCGAGCGTTCCAAGTCCTTTTTGGTCGGCATTAACCCGATTCGTGCCCATACGCTTGCGTCGAGGTCGAAAACTTTGACCGTAACGCCTGCGGAGGTGCGGATGATGAGCCGGTGCGGAGTTCCTGCACGGAGTTTCGAGCGGATACCGTCGTTCGATTCGCGGAGCAGCGATTCTTTGGTCTTCACTTCCCAGAACGTAGTCACCACGTTGCGCAGCACGCGGAACATTTCGTCCTGCGTTTTCACGGTCGCTTCGTAATCGGCACCGAAAAAGTGCATAGCCGTGTTCTTGCCGTCCTTGCCGGCATACTCGAAAATCACACCTGCGGCATTAACTGCCATGTTTGCAAACTGTTCTGCATTTAACTTACTGATTGCCATAATGATAAATTTTTGTGAATTTCTATGCAATAGTGCATATTGAGGGCACTGCGGAATCGAACCACACGTTCTACGGATGGCAAAACGGCACGACCTGTGCGTGCCCAAAAATCGCACGCTACCTTTCACCCGATAGCGTGCAGATTTCATCTCAATTTGCACCTCACTAAAACGTGCCCTATACTCGCTATTTCGGAAAAAAGCCCTATATTTGCATTGTTCACACACAAAAGCAGTTTTCCGCTGTCATGGCAAGCCCGACATACTCCAATTTCCGACGGGTGCTTCTTTGGCACGTCCCCCGTCTTTTCCAACGGGGCAGCTAACATTCGGGCGGTTGGCGGCTGGTGATTGTGGGCATAATCTCGGCAATGCCCTTTTCTCAAGCTCCGTGCGGATTGTTTTTACCGCATAGCGATTTTTATCTCCGGCTGCGCAAGGGCAGACTTATGGCATTATTTTATCGCCTCCCTTTTCCATACGACTCTCGCCCTCCCAAAATCACGGGCTTTGCGTATGCGGACAAAATACACGTATTTTGACCGTTCCGACTTGCTACATTGGTTTGTAGTCCTGCGCGGTGTGGTTGTTTGACACCCTCTTTAATCGCTCCAAAGCGAACAGGCGAATTTTCGTTTGTCCGAGCCACGAAAACAGGTTTCCCACAAAAAAGGCTCTTTGTTTCTCGCTGTTGCGGTTTTCGCTGTCTGTTTCTTATTTACTGACTTTTTTTTGTTTTTACTATTTACAGACTTTCGGCGTGTGTGCCGTTTTTGAAAGTCTGTATATTTTTTGTTTCTGTTTTCCCCGTCTGTTTGTCGGGGCTGTTTCCCTTTCGGGTTCAATTCAACTCTAAAACAAATTTTTCAAACCGCAAAATTTTTTTTCGTCCGATTGAGAAAAACGGCTCTAAAATGAGAGTGAACGCCCGCGCGCGATGGCTATTTTTATTCGATTGAAAATCAATACATTACAAGAAAGTGGAATTTTTTTTTCAAAAAAATATAGGGTTCAACGTTCAAAAATGGACTGAAAGAAAAACTATATATATTGATAGTCAATTATTTGTTAGTTGATAACCGTCTAAAAACAAGGGCGAAAAAAAATTTTGCTTTCAATCCGAAAGAAACAAAGGTCTATTTATAGACTTTTAGTTTCACTTTTCTACAAAGTGAAAATATGTAAATAGCTTATAAGCAAACACATATCGAAATATAATAATACGGAGGAGGGTGTGCTTGCAGGTGCGTATTCCGTTCATTTCCTCGGGGAGAATTTTCAAGTCCGACTTCTTGTTTTTCTCGTTACACGAATAATTATTTCAGGGATCGCTAAGAAAGATTCCTACCTCTGGCTTGCTGTTTTTCTCAGAGTGTTCCAAAGCCCGTTTTTCGTTCTTTGCGACGGTCGTATGTTGATAGTGCGGCGTGCGGTGGATTTCGCAGCTAAATGGCATTTCGACCAAGCAGTCGATCGTTTTTTCTCGAAGTTGTCCCGAGTATTTTGCTCCGTTTCTTGCAGACGGGCTTCCTCTATGATATGTGGCGTGCTATGCTGATAAGAAACACCGTCCGAAAAAAGCAGTTGCGGGCTTCGAGGTTTTTTGTCGCTTTCGATTGGGGGTGTTAGTTCATAACTAAAAAAATTCAAAATTCAGAATTAAACGTTATAAATGATTATATTTGCATTTGTGTTTTCAGCGACGGGAACAAGTATGAAAAAAAGCAAAGAGCATATAAAACGGTTTTTATCGACGGTACGTCCGGCTTCGGAGAAAGACGAATGCCTGATCAGGGTGTTTTTCAACAAGCGCAAGATCCGGATCGCACTCGCTTCCCGAACTCACGGCCCGGAGTCGTTGGAACAAATCACCTATGAGCAGCTCGAAGCGTGGTACAATGCTTCGCGTCCTACGGTCGGGGACGTCGTCCACTGCCCGCAGTGCGGGTGTGTCGGTCTTGTTACAGGTGAACGGTGGGATTCGTTCGTGGTGGGTGCCGCACTCTCATCTACCGGAGAACTTATGCTCGAAGAACGCCGTTTTTCGGACAGGGAATGGAGCGCCGCGTCGGAGGATGAGGTAGCGTCGTTGCAGAAGGCCCTCGCCCTGCACGGCTACGACTGGAACCTCACGAGTGGACGCATCGAGCCGCGTACGATTCCTGCGCATCCGCGCTTTGTGCGCCTGATGGTTTTGGGTCGTCAGGTGGGGCTGGGTATTTTTCGCGCCGTACGAGAGGACAATACGCTGGAAATGTTTTGCGTGAAGATGGGAGCCGGGCAACTGCGTTACGAGAGCAACCTGAATTTGGGCGATGCGGATCGTTTCAGCTTCTTCGACGCTTACAGCGAGCACCGAGCGATTCTTCGGGAAGAACTGGGTGAGGAGGGTTATGTCTGGAACTCCAAACGCCGGCGCATCGAGAAGAATACGTCGCGGGCCAAATTAGGTGAGAAATATTACTGGATCAACAGCTACCTGATGATCAAGCAGTCGGTGGAAACGGACTCGCAGAGCGACAGGCTCCATTCCCGGCGCGGGAATTACTTCCTGCAGTACAAGGTTGCCGAACGTGCCCGCAACCGCATGCTCGACGTCTGTATGGAGGAGATGCTCGCAGAGGACAACTGTTGATGTTCGCGCTTATGCCGCAGAATCTGCACAGCCGCCTTTTTTGCCTGTAAAGCCATTTTCAGCATTATCCCGAGGAGAGGATTGGACGAAATGGGAAAAGGCCAGAAAACGCCGGAAAACGGCATTTTTTCTTCCTGCCGTTTTCAAGGAGCATCCGAACGCCTTTCAAGCATATATTAAACATTCTTCGAACGTCTTTTACAGTTGAATGTTCATCGTAGACGAGATTCCTCCAAGTATGAAAACCTTGAAATAACAAAAAAACCGTCAGGTTTTTTTGCAGTATGAGACGCCTCTTTTTGGATACTTTTTCTGGCGTGACAGAAAAAGTATCTCTCGTAATGCAGCTCGTTCCGATCTCGAAGGTAAAGATTCGTATCTCGTGATAAGGTATCGTTCTCGGCTCAGGCTCGAATCGAACTCGAAAGGTAAAATCCCTATCTCGTCTCCGACTCGTAAATCATGTAAATAAATATAACTATATAACTATATATACATATATACATCATATCTCCCTTTTCATCCTTTCGGGATAGCCCCTTCCTCCAGTCTGTCGAAAAAACAATCCTCTTTGAGGTTGTCCGGCGCGGCAGCCAACCGCAAAAAAAGGGCTGCAACCCGTGCAGCCCTCGACAGACGTCCTGTGTCGTGCGACCTATCCTCCTTCCTGCGTCGCTCAGCGTAGAAGCGTGTCTATCTCCTCGTCGGTCAGCGATAGGATGTCTTTCCCCAGTTTGAAGCAGTGCAAATCGAAAAATGCGATGAGTCGATCGATGTTGCGTGTGGTGGTCACAATTCGTACGAGTCGTTCGTACGCCTCTTCGTTGAGTCGGTAGTGTACTCTGTTGCGGCTGCTGTCCTCGGTTTTCACGATCAACCCGAGGCGGCAGAGCGAACGCGCGCACCGGTCGAAAGTGTATTCCCGCAGTCCCATGCGACGCATATACTGCGCCCGCGTAAAGTTCACGCTGTACCCTCTGCGCCGGATGTACTCGAACTCCTTCATATGCTTGAGGAATCGTTCCTCCTCGGGCGAGAGCAGATATGAGAAGCCCGGATAGGCCAGTCCGCCCGGAGCATGCTGTCGTTTGGTGGTTACCATGTGTCGTTTCGATGTTTTTCGGTGGCCAGCGCGTCGTTGATGTAGAAGAGGTATATCCGTCCGTCAATCATGGGCTTGTAAACCCTGTATCCCATTTCGCGGGCGTAACGGCCCACATTTACACGGTTGGCTATACGGTAGGTGTTCTCCTCCATGTGTCGCGCCATTTCCTCGAAGGTCATTTTAGCTTTCAGTTCCATACGAAAAATTTTTAATTGATACGGTTTCGTTCAGATAAGTATAGAGCCGCATCAATTCGTATGGTTTAATCTCGATTTTTTTTGTTCTTCGCTTTGAGTCTTCAGACAGAACTCAACGATTTCCCAATTCGCAGGGTCCGCCCATGCGGCGATGATTTTGAGGATGATCAGATGCCGCAGGTCATGGTCGAACAACTCCCCGACGCACTGATGTACCCGTCCCAGAGTAGGAGCGAGTCCGCTTTGCAGCAGACACCGACCCTTGTCGTACATGATACAGGCATTGTTGCGGCGTTGAAGTTGCACCATCGGCAGCTTGTGATCCGTGCCCTTCGCACAATCTATGCCCACGACCACGCCCGGGCACAGCATGTCGGCATAACCGGCGCGTATGAGCCGTGCGATGTCGTGCGGCGTTCCCAGACATGGCATGTCGCTGCACAATACACCGTCTACTTCCCGCAGCTTGTCCCGCAGGAGTTTTTCGAGCAGTTTTTTCTTGTCGTCCATAGTTGTCGCGGTATTAGGTTTATCGGTTCGTGAGATAACTGTTGCGGCGATGCCACAGTTCGACGATGTACTCGCGTCCTTCGGGTGTCCATGCTTCGATTTTGTAGCGATTCAAATAGTTGGTCTTGCGGTTGAACCACTCGTAAATGTGTATGCCCCGCAAGTGGCGATAGGCATCCGTCGCCTGCCATTTGTCTTGTACGCGCTCTTGGAGCCCCTCCTCCATCAGGAAAAGATTCAGACGTATGGAACTTATGCCCAACTCTGCGGCGATCATCGAGGAAGTGAACCATTCGCGGTCCTCGATCGTGAGTTTGTAGTGCCGCAGTTTGTGGCGGTTGCGACGTATGAACTCTTTCTGGCGCCGTATGGTATCATGCTGGTCATCGATGACTGTGAGTGCCTCTTCGTAGGTTGCGGGCGCTGGCAGCAGCAGATCCTCCGAGCAGAACTCCTCAGTGGGGTCCGATACCGACGATACCGGCTGCGGGACCTCCTGCAGCTCGGTATGGCCATCGCGCAGCAGGTGCAAGAGCTTCTTGCTGCACCATGCCGCAAAGGCCGGCGAGAGCCATTGTGCGAACTGCGTCCAGAGATGTATCTCCAGCCATGTGGCACCGTGAGGACCGCGCGTGGTGATAACCTGTTGCTCCGTATCGGCCGAGATGCCGTCCTCGACCAATGCCTCACGCAGGCGCGCCGTCTCCGTGAGTTTGAGCCATACGGCCGGCCGTTTGTCGAAAGGCCGTGCCATCTCGGTAGCGTTGACCATATAACGGCCATCTTCGAGACGCACGGAGAAGCGGTTGCCCACGTACTCCAGCTCGATGATTCGTGGTGCGGAACCTTCGGAAACATCCGTTGCGGTAGTGTCCTGCGCCATGCGCAGATGTTGAAGATTTTCCAGCACTTCTCGGCCGCGCATGCGCAACAGTTTGGCGCCGGAGCTCATCCATTTGACAAGCTCGACAGCCTCCGTGAAATCGGCATACAACTCTTCGGGATGCTCCGCATCGAGATACGTAAGCGACGGGCAACGGCGCAGAACCGTGCCGTTCTTCAGAAGGATGCTGCGCCGCATGGCTCCGCAGAGGTCGTTGACGCAGACCTTATGCACGTCGCCTGCGGGCGTTCTGCTGATTCTTAGTGTGCCCCGCAGAAAAGGCACCGTCAGGATTCTATTCATGCTTTGCTTCGTTTTTGAGTTTCCGCCTCTTTTCCGCGCTCAGTTTGCGGCGCGACAGTTCCTTGGAATCGTGGTAGCGGCGCACTTCGTCGCACATGCGGTCGTACTCTTCGACGCGCAGGTGTCCGAAATCCTGATGAGGCACTATTTCGACTTTATCGAAATCGTAGTGTCTGAAATAACAACCATAACAGGAGATGTGGTATCCCAAACAACACAGGGAGATCGATTGCGCAGGGATGTTCATCGCTTGAGACGCAACATTCAGTGATTTGTACATGGAGATCAGCACGCGTTGGTTGTTGAAGACGAGTACGATCTTGGGGTCCTTGAAAAAGCTTCGCTTGGTCATGTCGCAGTTGTGGGTTTTTAGGTTCTCGACTCCTCCGGCGGGAGGAGATGTCTGCTTCGTCCCCGAACGTATTGTCGAAAGGTACGGGACTATCGTTTTTAAGTTTTCCATACTCGGATATAGTGATGTTTTTTTCGCAAATATATATTTTTAGTTTAAGCTAAGGAATAAAATCAATTATTTTTTTGAAGTTACTTTTTGAGTGTAACAATCTAAATACAAGTATATTGCAACAAGACATAAAAAACTGTAAGTGGAATTTTACTATAAGTATAGCCAGTTCGTATCTGTGTTGGAGTAAGTGTTTTTCACACCCTTTTCACATTCAGCATAACCACCTCGTTTTAACCACTTTCGGCATGGTTCTCCTACTCTTTGGAAAGCGTGAAAAATGGCTGAAAAAAATTTCGACGGCACGTTCGACCATGAGCTTCTGGAGTCGGTTTTCCGCACCAGCAAGAAGGTCATTCAGGAGTATGTCCGCGAGATCGACCGCACGAACCGCTATCGTTCGGTGCGCTCGTCGGTAGTCCGGGGAACGGTACTGGACGACCGCGGTCCTCTGATCGACCTCTACGAGGCGTGCCTGCAGCAGGATGCCCATATCCGGGCCGTGCTGGAGACGCTTGTGAGCCAGATTCTCGGAGACCGTTACATGCTGGCCCGCCAGAACGAAAAAGGCAAGTACATCAAGGATGTGGAGCAGACGCGCAAGGTACAGGGCACGCAGTTCGACAAGATCATCCGCGGCATCGTCGAGGCGAAGCTCTATGGTTACACGTTGCTGGAGATCATGCCCGGCACGGACCCCCGCACGGGACGCCTTCGGGAGGTGAACATCATCGAGCGGCGCAACGTGCTGCCGGACCAGTGCCGCGTGGTGAAGCGTCAGGGCATGTGGTCGCCCGGCTGGGATCTCACGCAGAAAGCCTACCGCCGCAACTACATTCTCGTCAATACGGGCGATCTGGGTCTCTTTTCGGCCACCACGCCCCTGATTCTGGCCAAGAAATTCACGGTGGCCAACTACGTGAATTTTTCGAGTACCTACGGCCAGCCGATTATCCACGGCAAGACCGTCTCGGAGAGCAATGCTGACCGCAAGCGCCTTGCCAGCGAAATCGTCAACGCCGCACAGAACAAGGTCATCGTTACCGGACTGGACGATGAAATAGACATCAAGACCTTCACGATGTCCAACTCGGAGAAGATCTACACGGGACTTATCGACTTTGTGAATAAGGAGGTTTCGAACATGATCCTCGGCTCGGAGTCGATGGCCGGAGCCACACAGTCCTACGTGGGTTCCACGAAGGCGCATCAGGATATCTTCCGCGAGAGGATCGAGGTCTACCGCCGCTTCATCGAGAACGTGATGAACGAACAGGTGCTGCCTTCGCTGGTGGATATGGGCTACCTGCCCGGCGGGCTGGAGTTCAAGTACAGCAACCGCATCGAGATGAACAATGAGGATCGCATCAAGCTTTACGGCCTGCTGACGGACAAGTACGAGATCGCCCCGGACGAGGTGGAGAAGGAGTTCGGCATCCATGTGGGCCGTCAGCTCAACGTCTTGCAGCTCACGGCGGGACTCGGCGGCGCGGGCGTCGGCTCCGGACAGAGGCGCATGAGCACTAACGACCGTCATATCATGTCCGACGAGGAATACTACAAGCGCTACGGGCACGGCCGGGGCGCCCGCGAAGTGGTAAATTTTATCCGGGGAGCGAGATGATGGCCGCAGCTACGCTCCCGACTCCTTCGGCGGCATCCCCCGAGCGGGAGGAACAGGAATATTTTCTGCTTTACGACGCTTTCGCGCGTCTGCTGGACTGCTGGACGGACAGCGCAGCGCGGTATTCGGCTCTTGAGACGCTCATCGAGATGCGCGCAGGAACGCTTATCGAGCGGCTTCTCGACGGGCTGGGCCTCGACTTGGAGCAAGCTCTGGAGATCCTGAAGCGTCGGAACGACTTTCCTACGCAGCAGGAGCGGGAGCGGCGCGACATCCTCGCGGCGGGGATCGAGAACATGCTCGACTTCGCCGCAGCCGAAGAGTACGCCATGTGCTGCGACCTGCCCGAAAAGGTGGCGGAGGATGACTACGAGTTCTGCGACGCGGTCTTCGAGCGCTACAACGGCCACCGGGCCGTGCAGGAGAACCTCGACGTGGAGTATGCCGCCGTGATGGCCGCATGGTGGCTGACCGTCGGGACGGAGCAGATGCTGACCTTCACCACGCAGGGCGACGAGCGGGTACGTCCGTGGCATGCGGCGCTCGAAGGCGTGAGTTACCCGAAGTCATCGTTCCCCGCGGAGCTCATACCACCCATAGAGTACGGCTGCCGCTGCTTCCTCACACCGGACAGCCAGGGTGCTGTGACCGGAGTGCTGGAGCTTCCCGAAGGCGTGCGGATTAATCCTGTTTTCCGGGAGAGTCTCTGCCACGCAGGCCGTATCTTCTCCGCAGCACACCCTTACTTTCGCCATCCGTTGCCGTCGGCACTGCACGAACACCTGCAAACCCTGAAACGCAAATTTCATCTGTCATGGACCTAACTCCCGATCAATTTTACAAGCAATGGCTCCGGCTGGGGCCCGCGGCCGCTACGGTAAGCCACTTCGAGCGGCAGGTTTTCGACTTCACACATCTGGCGGGACGCTTCGCCAAGGACCGTTTCGAGCAGTCGTTCACACAGGGCGGTTTTTATGGCTCGGGGTGTCCGTGGCCCGCCCGCACCTCACGCTGGGGACGTCGCCGCACGCATCCCATTTTGCGGCATACGGGGCTGCTGGCCGGAAGTGTCATGGACAAGATGCGGAGCGACAATAAGAGCGTGAAGCCTGCGCCGGGCCGCAAGGCTGCCTTCCGTCGTTCGATAACCTACACCGTCGAAGCGGCGCCCGAGAGCGTGGCCCTGAGAGGACACCGTGGAGTACGCCGTACTGGCCCTACGACCTATGCCGCGGTACACAATGCCCCCACGGGGACCTACTGGTCCAACCAGTATCGTAAGAGTCGTTCCGTGCAGCGGCAGTTCATGGGGCCTAACCCCAAACTCACGGCCGAGATCGCGCGCTACTACGCCTATATCTTCAACGGGCTGCCCGGCATCCCCAATGCTCCCACGCCATGATAAAGGACAAGACCGACCAGCGGGAAAAGCCGCGAGACGTACCGGAACGGCCTGCGGTGTCGTTGCCCGAAGAGGTCCAGCAGAATGCCCTCGCAGAGATGTACCTCGCCGTGCGGCGGGCCTTACAGACGATCCGCGAGCGGGAAGATGATCTGCGGAGCCCGCCTTTTTTCAAGACCATAGCCATTGACAACGGCCAGTTTGCACGCATTGTGCTCGATGAGAATATGGAATCCGAGGTGATTTTCCCCGCTGTGTTCATCCACTACACTAACGTCCGCTATCTGGTTCAGCAGCAGCGCATCGGCGAGGGGCGTGCGACCATGCGCGTACGCTTCATCCTCAATACGCTGAACAACGCAGACCCGGAGCGGGAGTGCGACCCTTTCTACGTCTTCCAACGAGTCAATCAGGCTATTCAGGATGCCAAGAACCGCGAGCCGGCGCTCAACGAGCGGTGTCAGCTTCTCTATTTCGACATGCCCACCTCGACGAACATGCTGCAGGCATACTGGGTGGATTACGAAGTATGGTTCCGCGAGACCTCGGCATGGAAGTACCGCGACTGGGTGGAGCGTTATCTCGTGATGCCGCCCTTCACGAATCATGGCGATGCCCCGCAGCACGACACCGAAGGGCACGGACACCATCCGCATCCTACGGATCGCGAGGCCATACGCATCGAAACCTCCGTGGAAACATCCGACTCGCAGCAATCCGAGAAGGAAAGAGTATAAAACGAGAGCGGTAACCCGATAGGTTGCCGCTCTCGTTTCGTCGTGCCTGCTCAGAGCATGATCGATTTAGCAGGGTCAAAAGTGCGGTGCTCGCCACTGCGGATGTATCCCAGCTGGTTCGAGAGACACTGCGTGCGGCCGATCATGCGGTCGATATTGCGGTGTGAATGCCCATAGATCCAGTATTCGACAGGACTGGCCTCGATAAAGCCGTGCAGGTCCGTGACGAATGCGCCGTTGAGCGGACTGCCCAGAAATTCCGGCGGGAGCAGCTCGAAACTGGGAAGGTGATGCGTCACAACGACAATATGCGCCGCCGCACTGCGGCGTATGGCGGCGTGTAGAAAGTGAAAGCAGCGGAAGTGCTCTTCGTTAAAACGTACCCAGTTCAATGTCTTTCCGCCGCAACGGACGAGGCGGAAATCGTTGATACCCTCCTGCACCGTTACCGCATACTCGATGGGCACGGACGCCCACATAGGCGAGAGAATCAGTTCCGTGTCCCCGAATGTCAGGCAGTCGTTGTAATGGCATGTCACATTGCAGCGTAGTTTCAGCTGCCAGCCGTCGTGCATATTTTCGAGATCGAAGCCGCCGTAGAACTCGTGGTTGCCCGGGATGACCGCAACATGGCGGTAGTGCTCCGAAGCCCAGTCCCAGAACGGATGCTTCGCGTAGTCCTTACCCAGATATGCGATGTCACCAGCCAGAACGAGAATATCACCCGTAACCTGCAACGGGTGTTGCGCCACATGACGGGCGTTATCCGGAAGCTCCAGATGAAGGTCCGAAGCGTATTGGATCTTTAACATGACAAGAAACGGCTAATAAAGCAATCCGAACATCCAGAGCGGGATCTTGTTGCCGAAACCGACCTCGATATCGTCGGCAGCGATATAAGCATTCTCCATTCCTTGAATCTGGCGCCCCGTTTTGTTTTGTCCGCCGATCTCGAAGCTGTATTTGCCATCGATCATAAAGTCGGTTTTATCCGAATAACCGACCCTCCCCGTCACTTGTAGCATCGAATGAAAGAATGTCTCCCGAAGATTGCCCGTATCCGCTTTCCGGTTGGCGAAGGCATAAGCGTAGTTGGGGTTGCCTAAATATATTTTCTCCGGTTTGACGAGTCTCTTCGTACCCTGCGCTTCCTTGTCGACCATCAGGATGGCCTGTGCTCTCCCGAGTGCTTCCAGATAGGTCAGCAGACTGGGGCGCGTCGTACCGACCTGCATAGCCAACTGGGATATGTTCGGTGTAAAAGGAACGCTGTCTGCAACGACCGAGAATAGCTTTTTAATCTTTGCGATCGTCGGGAACTCGATGTCGATGGTGGCTGGCAGGTCGACTTCTATAACGGTATTCACCGTCTCGGCCAGCCGGGAGAAATAGCCTTCTTTATCCTCCTTGTAATACGGGAAATAACCGTATTTGAGGTATTCGCGCAGTACGGCCAGCGGACGGATCTGCCTGCCGATCTCCGCAGCGATGCCGACATGATTTTTCAGCACTTCTTCCAGCGTCAGCGGCTCGATCTTTATACCGTGCTCGTAAAGCAAGAACTCGCGCAGCGACATGCCGTAGAGGGTATACTTGATCGCACGGCGGCTCAGGTCCGCACCGGAGCGATATATGTCCAGCATCGACGAGCCCGTAAAAACGACTTTCAGTTCCGGATAGGAATCGTAGATGTTTTTGATCTCACGCGCCCATCCGTCGTATTTGTGCACTTCGTCCAGAAAGAGAACTTTCCCGCCGCTTTTGTAAAACTCGTCGGCCAGATCCACCAATGTGTGTGTGCTGAACCATAGATTATCCAACGAGGCATACAGGACTTCTCCGGTAGCGATGTCGTAATTCTGCCGGATGTGCTGTAGCAGCATCGTGGTTTTGCCTACTCCCCGGGAACCGACGATGCCGATGAGCCGGTTATTCCAGTTGATCTGCGAGTAGAGGTAACGCACGAAACGCAACTGCGTACGCGATACCAGATGGTGAAATATTTGACGCAGCGTCTCCATAATTGCAAAACTATTTTCTGCAAAGATAGTTGTATTTTCTGAAATGCAAAAAATATGAGAATTTGTATATTTCAAAATACATTTTTATCATGCAAGCGCAGCAGCCATTACGGGCTGCCTTTTCGGTAGATTGTTTTATTACAAAATGTCTGTCATTTTCGCCGAAAAACGGGCAAAATGATAGATATATTCCGTAATCGCCATTCCAATTCCAACAATAGGGGCAGTTTTGCACTGTATACAGCGCAAAATTCGCTGTTTTTCGCATTGTATATATAGTGTAATCCTCCGCTTAAACCTTTCCGTCCGCCTTTGCCTATCCTTCCCAAAAGGCAAGGATGGAGACGACCCACTTCAAACATATCGTCGGCGAGGTCCGTACCGGGGCGCCGGCTACGCTGCGCTTCTACGGCAAGATCACCGAGGCGACGGCCGCGCGCTTCAACGAGGAGTTCGACTATGCGGAGAGCTGCTCCCCGTCTCTGATCCGCGTTCTGATCAACTCCGAAGGCGGCTCGGTGCTGCACGGTATGAGCGTTTACTCCACAATCCGCAACTCCCGTATACCGACCGAGTGCGTGAACGAGGGCATGGCCGCGTCGATGGGCTCGGTGCTCTGGGCCGCAGGCGCCCGCTCGCTGATGCGCGACTATGCGATCCTTATGATCCACAACCCCTTCCTGCCGTCATCCGAGGATGATACGGGCAGCGACATGGTCGCGGCTTTCACACGGCAGTTGCGTACGATCTACCGCAAGCGCTTCGGCCTCGCGGAAGAACACGTCGTCTCGATCATGGACGGCAAGGCCGGCAGGGACGGCACTTACTTCGATGCCGAGAGTGCCGTCTCCGCGGGCATCATTCCGCAGGACAACATTCTGGAGACCTCGCCCCAGCTGCGCGAGCGTGTCCGCACGGAGCTCTCGGCACTGGAGGATGCGGCCGCCATCCGCTCGATGATGGAGAGCATCAGCGCCGAGGCGGAGGGCTGCAAACCTTCCGGCACCGAAGAGCCTACTCTTAATCGAACCACACAAAAACACATTACGATGAGCAACGAAAGCAAAACCTCACCCGAATATTCCGCCGTAACGGCGACCCTCGGCCTGAAAGACGATTGTCAGCCCAAGGACGTGATGGCCCGCATCTCGGAGTTGATCTCCATAGAGGCCCGCTTCCGCGAGAAGGAAAAGGAGCTGAGCGACACGAAGACCGTCCTGGCGGGCAAAGAGGCCACGATACAGAATCTGCAAACCAACGTCGCAGAACTGACCGCCTCGCTCAAGACCTATCAGGACCGCGAAGCGCAGCTGAAGGCCGAGCGCATCGAGGCGATGCTCGCGAAGGCTGCGGGCAAGATCCCCGCGGACGACATTCCCAAGTGGCGGAAACTTGCCGAGGAGAACCCCGACCTGGTGGAGAGCACATTGGAGAGCATTCCCGCCGTAGAGCAGATCTCGCACGAGATCGCCTCCGACCCGGCTGCCGTGCAGGCTGCCGCCGAGGGAGCTCGAAGCGCCGAGGCGAAGATGGCCGAGCGTATCGAAGCCGTCGTGGGCAAGGACTTCGCCTTCCGCAAGATAGAATAGGCTCCGGACCCTGTCCATATCAAGCAGATGCGGGCGTCGCCCGCGGATCAGACGTAAGTGGCTATTACGACTGTACAGATCAAGCCGGAAAACTCTAAAACACAATCTGCAAAACGATAATGGCTGATACGGTAACATTCTTACAGAACGGCTACAACGGCGAGGTCTTAGAGGACCTTCTGACCTATACCGCGCAGGGCAACGACACCTACCGCGAAGGGCTGATCCACATCAAGAGCGGCATCCAGCACAAATATACGCTGCCCTCGATCCACTTGGGCGACGTCATTCAGGACAACGTACCCACGCCGCAGAGTACGCATGGGGCCAAGGGCTCCGACGGCTTCAACGAGTACCAGTTCACTGAACGCTACCTCGAGCCGCAGGACTTCATGGTTTATCTGGAGTTCAATCCGCGCGACTTCGAGTCTTACTGGCGCTTCGCGCAGCCTACGGGCAACCTTGTTTTCCGCGAGCTGGATCCCAAGCTGCAGGCCACGATGCTGCGCCTTCTGATGGACAAGAAGAACGAGTACATCGGCAGCGCCATCTGGACCTCGGCTAAGGGCGGCACGGCAGCGGCCGGCATTACGGCACCCGAGGGCTGCACGCCCATCGGCGGCGGCAAGGAGAAATATTTCGACGGGGCCATCAAGCGCATTCTGGACAACATCCACGCCTCGGACCCCGAGACCGTGGCCGGCGGGCAGTGCATCCTCTCGGGCAATACGGAGCTTGCGGACGGTGCGGCCATCGAAGCGGCCCTCTACGCCATGTGGACCAAGTGTCCGAAGCAGATCCGCCGCAAGAGCGGTCTGAGCTTCGTGATGAGCTGGGACATGTGGGATCTCTACGACCGTTACCTCACGGACAAGATGGTCAAGTATTCCGAGAACACGGAGGTCAACCGCTACCGTTTCAAGGGCAAGCGCATCATCCCCATTGCGGGCATTCCGGAGCACACGATCGTCTTGGGCAACTTCACCACGGGCGTCGACTCGAACCTGTGGCTCGGCGTGGACTACGCCAACGATACCGAGGTGCTGAAGGTGGACCGTCTGCAATCCAACTCGGAGCTCTTCTTCTTCCAGATGCGAATGAAGATGGACGTGAACATCGTCAAACCCGCCGAGATCGTCGTACACACCGCCTACAAGAAAGCATAGCATTTCATAGTGCACCCGACCGCAGGGGAGGCGGGGCATACGACTCCGCTTCCCCTTTTCCACACCTTACCGACATGGCAAAGAAAATAACAAACGAGAACAACGACCTTCCGGACACTGCAACTCCGACATCGGCTCCTGCGGCAGCACCGGTTCCTGCGAACGCAACAGGCGGAGAACCCGAGGCGGACGGCTCGGGACCCGATCCCGAAAAGACGACGCCCACACAGTCCGAACAGGAAAAACAGGAGGACCAGACGCAGTCGTCGGACGCAACTCCCGACTACGCCGACCGCCTGCTGAAAATATTTCCCGCTTATGAGCAGCTCTACATAGACCGTCTGGGCAGCACCTACACCGCAGACACGCCGCCCGTGTTCCGCACGGACGCCACGCTCTACACAAACCCGTACCACAAAGACTGAAAACAACATCCATGGCATTAGGAAACGTATTTATCAGCGATGTCGACGGCAACATTCCGTATCAGGCCCCCTCCGATCAGGAGCGCGTAACGGGACTGCTGTTCGATATCTCGCAGCAGCCAAAGCTCTTCACGGAGGGATATGGTAAGATCAACGAGAACAAGCTCAAAGCCGGCGACGTGGTCTACATCACCAGCCGCAAGTCGTCCATAAACGACTTCGGCATCATCGAATGGAAGGACGTCGCAGACCCCGCGGAGGAGACCTCCGAGAACTTTATGTACGGCATTCCGGCTTACCACATCCGCGAGTTCTTCCGCATGTCGGGCGGCGTGGACAGCCAAGGCAAACTTTACGTAATGTTCGCCGACTGCTCGACCAGTTGGGACGCCATCGACGTCATGCAGCGCGCCGCAGGTGGCATGATCAATCAACTGGGCGTATGGACCGAGCAGCCGCTGTGGCGCCAAAGCGGCGAGGCGGACCCCTACAACCTGAACCTTGTGATGAGCCTGAACGACAAGGCCGAGGCCATGGCCGCGCAGAACCAGCCCCTGTCGATCGTTCTCTGTGCCAACCCCTCCACGACGGGGGCTCAGACCACTGCGGGGCGTCAGATCGACTTGAACAAAATCCCTACGGCGATCTGCGAGTCGAGCCGCGTGAGCGTCATCTTCGGACAGTCGGCATCCGAGCAGGTACACCGCATGCAGCTGCGCAATACGACCAAGGCTCCGGTGGGGTTCCTCGGAGCCGTGATGGGCGCCATCGCCCGCGCCAACGTGCAGGAGTCCGTAGCGTGGGTCAAGCAGTTCAACCTCTTCACGGACGACTTTCAGGAGATTGAGCTCGGATTCGGAGATACAAACCTCGACGTCGATGACGCCTTCGTAAGTGTGAATGCCTACGAATCGCTCTCGCCGACGCTGCTCGACGAACTGGACGACAAGGGATATATGTTTCCCATCAAGTATGCTGGGCGCGAAAACGGTATCTACATCTCGCGCGACCAGACATGCTCGCATGGCGACTTCCGAACCATCGCACGTAACCGCACGATCAACAAATCGCGTCGTCAGGTGCGCAGCGCCCTGCTGCCATACGTCAATTCGCCGCTGATGGTCAACCCCTCGACGGGCTATCTGGCCTCATCCAAGATCACGGCCTTCCAGACCCTTATCGGCGATATACTCTCCAAAATGCAGGCTGCACAGGAGATTTCGGGCTATTCCGTCACTATCGACGAGAAGCAGAACGTCCTTGTGGACGACACCCTGCGCATCGGATACACGATCGTACCCGTGGGTGTGGCTACGCGTATTTACGTCGAGGAGGGGCTTTCGCTAACCGCTAAATAACACACTATATGCCTATAATCAATAATGTAGCTTACAGCTGGTCGATGATTACCCTCTCCTCGACGGCTCTGGGCATCGACGAGGGTTCGACGACGCTCGAAGGCGTTTCGGGCATCAAGTGGAGCCGCAAGCGCAAGATCGAGAGCAACTACGGTCTGGGCGGGAAACCCGTGAGCCGCGGCTTCGGAAACATCGTCTACGAGGCATCGATAACGATGGACTATGCCACGCAGCAGACCCTGCGTTCGATCTACGGTTCGCTGTGCGACATCGGGGAATTCGACCTGATCGTCTCCTTCGCCAATCCGTTGGCATCGGACGACTGGACGACGACATCAGTCGTTTTGAAGGGCTGCATTTTCGACGAGGATGCCATGGAGTCGCAGCAGGACGACACGAACATTACGCATGAGTTCCAACTCCATCCCTTCGACATTCAGATCGGCAATGCATCGGCCTGATTCCATCATATTGCAGACGGAAGAATAGAACCGCTGCGTACGGAAATAAACATATCCTTGTACGACGTCTATTCTTCCATACACCAAACCATGACATGATATGGAAGAGAAAAGTTTGACACTGGAACAGCTTTCCGCGATCCGTGAGAAGGCTGCGGCACTGAAATCCGAGAAGAAGCTGCGCAAGATCTGCCCGATGGTGGTCTTCGGGGATAAGGAGTGCGAGGAGAAGGAGTTCTACGTAGCCTATATGGCCGAGCCTACGTTCCCGCAGTTCTCGAAATTCATGGCCGCGTCGAAGAAGGACGAGGTCACGGCCATGCGTACGCTTGCCCGCGACTGTTTCATCGACGGGGACAAAGAACTCGTAGACAACGACTCACTGTTCTTGTTCGGCCTTATGGGCCAGCTTTCGGAACTTATCCAGACGCGCCAGTCGATACTGGTAAACTGATCGACGGGGCGGCGGTGCAGGACGGACAGCGAATCCGTCAGCGTTTGATATACATACGCCACTACTTCCCCGGGGTCGATCTGGACGCCATGAGCGACGAGGAGTTCGCCTCGCTCTCAGAGGAGGCTCTCTGGCTGCACGAGCAGTTTATGGTCCACAATTCCGCACGGGCACTCTTCGCGCCGCCCGCCGTCTGATCCATGTTTCGTAGCCTGCGGACATTCCTGCCCGCAGGCTTTTTTTCGTGTCTGCAAGCTTCGTAATCAATCGTTCGTCCGGCACTCTATTCTTCGGAAAAAATCTAACCGCGCCGCCATGTCCGACCAGACTTATAACGTCAAATACAACATCGAAGTCGAGTCGACCGAAGCCACGCGGCAGCTTGGAAATTTCACCGCTGCCGTGGAGGCTCTCTCGAAGTTCAAGGGAGACATGTCGGGTGCCGTGGAGAATGTCCAGAATGCTCTCAAGGCCATCGACAAGGCGTTGTGCACGGACCCTTCCGGCAAAGGTCGCAAGTATAATTACAAGTTCAACATAGACACGAAGTATGGTGAAGCCAAACTGGGGCGCATCGTCACGGCTTTGACCACCATCGAGAATAAAAGCAAGGGCATAAACCTTGTGGTGAACCCCGGCAAGGCATTCAACAGCAAGGCCGTACAGAAAAACGCTGCGGAGATCATCCGTCATTCGCAGGAGGTATTCCGCAACCTATCGAGCACGACATACACCACACAGACGTCGCTCACGCGTTCGCTGGGCAAGATCAACTCGGCGCTGTCGCATCTGGAGCGCAGCCGCGAGCTGAACATACAGACCGACGTTGCCAAGGGGCGCCTCGAGGAGATCCTCGCGCTGCTAGGACAGGTGCGCACGGCAGCCGCTGCAGCCATGCCGCTGGGTAGGACTATCGTACAACGTGCGGCAAAGGAAAAAGCGTCCCAGCCTCAGACCACGACGCAAGCATTCCTGTTGCCTCCGAGGGTGCAGGAGCAGTTGCGAGCCGTGCTTCCCCGTGCCATTCCCGTTCCGGACGGCAAGGAGTCCGCCGCGGCGCAAAAGCGGGCCGCAGCCGAAGCGGAGCGTACCCGCAAGGCTGCGGAGAAGAGCCTGCGGCAACAGAACGTGGAGACTGTGCGGGGACTGCTGCGCCAGCAGACTTTCGCAGGCAACATCTCGAACAGCCGCCAGAGGGCTGCCATCAACCGTCTGCAATACTCGCGGACCCCGTCGCTGCAGGGTGTGCTGCCTTTCGCCTACATGCTTAATGGCTACATGCTTTACAGCACGATGCGAAAAGAGCTCCTCGACGCCGTGGAGTACGCCAATACGATGGAGTCGGCACGGAGTATCCTGCATGTTGCGGACAGCGACCTTTCGACCTTCGAGCAGCGCTTCGAGTCCATGGCCCGCAACGTCCGGCAGGTGGGCATCGAGACGAAATTCACGGCCACGGAAGTGGGCGGAGCCGTGAGGTACCTCGCCATGGCGGGTCAGAACCTGCAGTCGATCAATGCGTCGATACGCCCCATCACGAATCTTGCCCTGATCGGCGACAATCCGCTGGACGAAGTCGCAGACCTCGTGACCAACATCATGGCGGGCTACGACATCTCTCCGGAAAGCATGCCCGTGGTCGCGGATATCATCTCTTCGACGATTTCGCGTTCGAATGTCAATGTCGTGGAAACGGCCGAGGCTTTCAAGATGGCTGCGGGTTACCTGCGCATGGCGGGCATCGATTTCACGGAGTCCTCGGCGGCCATAGGTCTTTTGGGCAACATGGGTGTCAAGGCTACCATGGCGGGCACGGCGCTGCGTGCCATGGCCACGCGTCTTGCCTACCAGCCCAAGGAAGCGCGCGATATCCTCGATCGACTGGGTGTAGAGTTCACGCACAAGGTGGATGTCTACGGCCGGACACTGGAGAAGATCCGCCCGCTGGCCGATATCTTCGAGGAGCTGAATGCAAAGGGAGCTTCGCTGGGCGACATGCACAAGATTTTCGGCCGCATCGGTGGCAATGCCGGCATGATGCTGCTGCAGAACTACGGTCAACTGCGGGAACTCACGACGTATAACCGCACCTCGCACGGTATCGCAGCGCAACTGGCCTACGTGAAGCAGGAGACGACCAAAGGGCTGTGGTTCCAGCTCACCTCGACTTTCTCGGAGATGTTCATGCGCGGATACGAGATCATGGAACCGCAGATACAGCGCACGCTGCGACGGCTCACGGCTGCAATCAATACGGAGAAGTTCGCCCGAGGATTGGCATCAATCGCTTCGGCGTTGCTGGACCTGTTCGCGCTCTTCGGCAAGATCGCGGCATGGGTGGCCGACAATTTCCGGTGGCTCGAGCCTGTACTCTTCACGGGCTTCGCCTCGACGCGTCTTTTCCGTCTGGCGGGCGCCGTCACGAACCTCGCCGTGGCTTTCGGGCTTCTGGGACGTCAGAAAGCCGCGGCAGCGGGTATGGAACTTCTCTCGTCGCTTACGGGCCTCGGCGGGAGCGGACGGCTGGGGCGCATGACTTTCGCGGACAAGCGCAACCTTGTAGGTGCACTGCGGCAGGCGGGTGTTGCGGGTGGCCGCGGAGCCTTGATGTCGGCACTGGCAGGTGCGGGCGTACAACGCTCGCTCACGGGCCTCGGACTGCGGCGCGCCGCCTCGGGGGTCTTTGCCTCGCAAGTGGTCACGGGCCGTGGTATCTTAGGCGCAGGAGCGGCCCTCGGGGCGTTGGGTACGGGGGCTGTCGTTGCAGCCGGAGCCGTGAGCGCGCTGGTCGGAGCTTTAGGATGGGTAGCCTACAAGGCATGGAAAGTCAAGGAGGCCACAGATGCAGCTTTTGCCGAGTTACAGGAAGAGCGCAAGTACAACTATCCCTCGGTGGACGCCTTGTACGAATCATTGCGCAGGACGTATGAAGCGGCCGTGAACGCCAAAGGTGCCGTGGACAAGCTCACCGAAGGCAAAAGCCTCGAGGAATCCACGGGTCTGAAGATCGGGGCATGGACGGGAAACTGGTTTACAGCGCTGTTCAACAGCATGAACTATGGGAACAGCATCCACGGGGGTTACTACCACACTCCGGGTCCCGTCTATACCTTTTCGGATGCCTACCGCGACGACCTTACGCGGGCTATCATATTTCAGGCGGACAAAGATGCCGCCACTCGCATCAAGAGCGTCTATGCCGAACTGGGAAAGCTGACTTCGCAGACCGAAATTCAAGCGTATATCGACGCGATACCCTCGGTCTATGGCTACGATTTCAAAAAGGTCGACAAGACACTTTACAGCCACTACGACGACACGTCGCGGACACTGCGCAAGGGACTCAAGGAGATGACCGTGCAGCAGGCCGCCGCGACATGGGAGTATCAGAACCGCATGAACGAGAAGTTCGTGCCGGAAGCCGTGCTGGTAGCCCGCGAATACAAGGCGCTCATGGAGAGCCAGCCCGCGGCGCAGGCGGGGATCGCCGCCACGGGTTTCCGTTTCTCCGAGATGATCGAGCGCGGATTCCGCTTCAACGGCAAAACGGGGCTGTGGGAGCAGATACCGCTGGCGGCCAATGCCACGGACGAACAGAAAGTCGAGCACCTGAAGAACTTCCGCATCGTTCACGACTGGCTCGTCACGGTCATGGCGGCATTGCGCGACACGTTCCAGAGCGGCCAGATCGCCGAGAACATCTTTAAGCGGGCAGGTATCCCGGAGTACATGTACGCCAACGAACCGGCATCGCTGGACGAAAAGCCGTGGGACGCTTCGGGCATCTCCGTAACAGGGTTGGACGACGCAGGTGCCGGCGGCAACTATTCGGGTACGGGCAAGCTCTCCTCGGCTGCGCCCAAACAGGTTATCGTCAACATCACTAACCTTTTGAGTATCGAGACCATCGAATTGCTGAAAAGCGAGAACGGCAGCTTCCCGGAAGTCCGCGACCTGAAGGAACAGATGGCACAGGCGCTCATCGACGTGGTGCATGACTTCGACGCATCATGGAACGGAGCATAACGAAAACGAATTTATGGGCAGACTGATCAATATCGGCATATCCTCCCTGCTGTCGGGCGGCATTCTGAGCCACGGAACACTCTCAGGCTACGTCTCGGATGCGGCGCGGCGGGCGTTGGGCATGGGGCTGGCACACTTCAAGGACGGCACGGTGCATTATCTGGGCAAGGATGTCGACCTACTGGGACGGGGGCTGGTGCAGACGGCACATCAGACAGCATACGGACTTTTGCGCTCCTACCCGCGCTATCTGAAATACTGGGAACAGCGCACCCGCGACAAGTACCTCGAGACACAGTCGCAGACGAGCCTTGCGAACAAGACCGGGCAGTATTACCGTCTTATCGAGGATCAGCAGGCCGTAGCACGGCAGAAAAACCACACGGATACGATCGTGGGCAATATCGTTACGGACTATCTGGAGTTGGGTGCAGCCGTCACGCAGACGCCCGGCGGCCCGGCCGGCAGCCGTGTGGAGTTCGTGGACCTCGGCCCGCGGGTACAGGTGTCGAGCCGCAACAACATCGTGCTCACGACAGTACAGGGGCGCGACTATACGCGAAAGGAATTCGTCTCGGGTGGAGACTACGAAATATCCATAGAGGGTAAGATCACGTCGAAGTATCCCGATGTCTATCCGGAAGCCGAAGTCTCGAAGTTTCTCAAGCTCATGCAGCACAAGGGCGTCATCGAATGCAGCAATACGATCCTGCGTCAGTTCCGCATCACGCAGCTTATCGTCCTGAACTACTCGTTCGGCGTTTCGGAGTGCCGTAACGTGCAACCCTACAAGCTGCAGTGCGTGGCCGTAGAGCCGTCGGAGGCCATCGAGGTCCGGACGGCCGAGGCGGAGAAAGTGGACGAGACCCTCAAACATACGAATAAGTGGATAAAATGGACGAAGATGGGCGCCGACGTGGTGGATCCTTCCTCGCTGCTTAAAATCAGCCGTCTATGGATCTGAATGCGCTGGACATCCTCTCGTGCCGTATCACCATAGGCGACGCCGACCCGCAGAATCCCATCGTCATCAAAAACGGCATGGAGTTCACCGAGGTACAGGAGATACGCATCACGGAGTCGTACAAGAAACTCATCGGTACGGCAAAGGTAACCTTTCCCAAAGGTACGGTCTATAAAAGTACGATCATAGGTCCCGTGACGGCCGAAGGCGTGGATGCCACGCGCCTCACGACGGAGGTCATGCAGGACGGCGTACTCATTGAAAAGCGAACGGGACAGGCGGCCCTCGATGACAAGACCTTCAAGGTCGGCCAGCGCATCAATATCAAACTGGGCTACAACGGGGCCTTGAAAAACATGTTCGACGGATATATCACGGCTTATAATTCGGACAGTCATTTCGAAATCGAGTGCGAGAACATGGCCTACAAGCTCAAGTTGAAGACGGCGCCGAAGTTCGAGACACCCGTCGAGGGTACGAAGGTGGCCGACGTGCTGGGCGAGCGGTACGGACTGCTGAAAGATACGGGCTTCGCGCTCCACAGCCAGACACGCCGTTTCGACATCGAGGTCGGCAAGATCAAGGTTACGGACAACTTCACCGTGGCCGATGTACTGGAGGCATGGAGCCGCCACAAGGTCTACTGTTTCCTCAAGTACGACAGCTCCTCGGACGATGCGATGCCCGCGATCGCCGTGGGGCGCCCGTACTCTGCGTCCCCGAGCCAGCCTCAGTTCCCCTCGGACGGCGAAGGGCCCTTCGTCATACGCTTCGACAGACATGTGGCGCAGAACAATCTGAAGGTGCTGCGTACGGACCCGCGCTTTCTGGCCGTGCAAGCTAAGGCGTTGGGGGCAGACGAGAAGTTCTTCGAAGTCACGGTACGCCTGAACCCAGACTATGACCCTTCGAATCCCGACAGCAAGGAGTTCCAGACGGTCAATGCAACGCAGATCTCGAAGAAGACGCACAAGATAACGGGCAACACCACGGCCGCGGGGGCCGACACCCGCACGAAGGTCGATCTTTCGACCTATACGGTGGTGCCGTACACCTCGACCAATATGCGGATCACTTCCGACAAACTCGTCGAGGAGGCCATTGAATACTTCCGGGCCTACAATCTGAACGGCATCACGGGCCACCTGACGATCTTCGGCGACCATGCCCTCACACCTGCCTGCCAAGTGGAACTTAGCGACGAGCGCAACCCCTCGAAGAACGGCGTCTACCTTGTCGAAGAGGTCACAACGACATTCGGCACGGGAGGCTACCGTCAACGCATCTCGATTCCCTACAAAATCAAAGGAGAGAAAATGACTTACGGGGACGGAAAGAAAAAGAACTGACGTTTTCCGAATGCGTCGTTATTTTTCATTGAGTTCGTTTTCGATTTCCTCGATGGAAGGGAGCGTATTTTTCAATTCTTCAGAGGTTACCTTCATCAGATCGTACTGCGATATGCCGAGGGGTTGATTCGTTCCTTCCAATGCGTATTCTGCGACGACTCTGTCTTTTGTTTTGCATATAATCAGTCCGATCGTCGGATTGTCTTCAGTGCGTCTAAGCTGCCTGTTGACAGCAGTAACATAGAAACCTAACTGTCCGAGATACTCCGGTTTGAACTCGGTTACTTTCAGCTCCACGACCGTATAACACCTCAATTTCAGATGGTAGAATAGCAGATCTATGAAGTATTCGTTTCCGTTTACCTCCAGTCTGACCTGCCGTCCGACGAATGCGAATCCAGAGCCCAATTCGAGCAGGAAACGGGTGATGTTCGTGGTTAGGGCATCTTCCAATTCTCGCTCATTGTAGTTCTCACGCATGGTCAGAAAATCGAAATTGTATGGATCTTTCAGCGTCTGTTGTGCCAGGTCACTCATCGGCTCGGGAAGGTTTTTGCGGAAGTTCGTCAGGGCCTTGCCCTGCGTTTCGAACAATCGGGCATCGAGGAAATTTAGCAGCACGGCACGGCTCCACCCGTTTTCAAGAGTCTTGCCGACATAAAACAGAGCCTCGTCGATGGTGCGACACTTGGTCAGTATTTCGATATGATGGCGCCACGGGATTGAAAATATCGGGGATATTAATTTGTCACCAACTTGGTGACGAATTGTATCGGATTGGCTATAAAATAAATAAAAGCGTTTGCAGTATTTCAGGTTCGTAGGTGAGAACCCCTGCATATCGGGAAAATCGGCTTTCAGATCGCGGCTCAGGGTGTTGAAAAATCCATTTCCCCATTTCGCTTCCGCCCGGCGTTCCGCGATCTCTTTACCAAGATGCCAATACAAGCGCAACAACTCCGTATTTACTCTTACAGCAGCTTTTATCTGGCTTTGGCGGATATGCTGCTTTATCTCCGATAGCCACTGTTTGTAATCTTTTGCGAGGTCGCCGATCATTGTGCCATTGTTTTCGCAAAAGTAATGATTTTATGCGGATAATCTGGCGAAAGACACTGCATTATCACCGTAATGCCCCGATTTTTCCTATTCCTTATGAAAAGCGACTTAGGATATGGGACAGAAAAGCAAACTCCTCGAGAGCGGCGGCAGCCAGACAGTGATCCGCGAGGCGATCCGGCGTATCGCGCTGGGGCGGAGCATCGACCGCGTGGACATGTCGCCCGGCGGCACGGGCGGCGTTGGCACGGCACGTCTTATCCACGGTTATGTGGCCAAGGTCCATGACGACCCTTCGGATGCGGAGTTCGCCGAGTACGGCGGCACGATCGACGTGGGCGAATATCCCGACGAGACGGCCTCCACGGAGCCGATCATCCATAAGGGCGTGCTGCTTGCAGGTACGCAGGATAACAGCGGCGGCGTGCTGCTCGTTCCGACACTGCTCTCGGACGTTACGATCGTTTCGGATGCCGCCACGCGCGCGATGTATGTCGTGAACTTCTCGCATGCCGACGTGCTGCAATACAACGCGCACCGCGAGGTCACGATCGGCGTTCGAGAGACTGAGGAATTGGATACCTCGAGCGACTCGTCGCCCGACTACGACGAGCTGGAAGCTACAGGTAACGAGGCCGCGACGCACTATACGGCCGAGGGGATTACGTCAACGGTCAGAAACGACGGCGGCAAGGAAACATCCGTTACGCAGGATGCTGAAAATATCGCCCTGAAGGTCGACCGTGGCGAGCTCAACCTTTCGACAGACAAAGCCGAGACGAAGGTCGGCGGGCAGGCCGTAACCGTCACAGGGCAGAAGATCACCCTCGGCGCCGAAGACGCCACGGAACCCATGGTGCTGGGACAACAGCTCGCGCAACTGATGATGGAGTTTCTCACGGAGTGTACGAAGGTGATGACTCCGACACTCATGGGTACGATGCCTGCGGTCAACGCTCCGAATTTCGCGCCCCTTATCTCCAAGATCCGGAACTTCCTCTCGCAAACCTCCTTCACGAAATGAGCGTCGAGAAAGACCCCGCCATCGGCTCCCTTACGCCGGGGAGCCTCTGCCACAGCATCTATACGGAACTTTACAACCGGTTCTTCAACGCGCAGGACCGGCGGGACGACGAGCATCCGTGGGGCGTGGAGGAAGGCGACGAGACATCGATCCGGCTGCACAATACGGCCTACGGCTTTGCTGCAGCCATTGCGGGGGCCGTAGGCGGCGATGGCAGCAGTGAAGGCGGCATCCTCATCGAGTACCTGCGTCGGAGCGGCGGGGATATGTCGGGCCTTTTAAGGGCCCACTACGGCTTCGAGGCGGGTGCGGGTAACCGGACACTTCTTGCGGCCTACACCCGTGATGACGGTGCCGGTATCCGCTTCGCAGAAGATATCGACGTGCAGGGCGGCGTCCTGCTTTCCGGACATAGGGTTATCGGTTACGATATCCAGAGCGACCGTATTACTCTCTCGGCCGCGAAGCTTGATCTGGGCGCAACGGTTCTCACATCGCAGGCTTCAATCCTTGTGGGTGCGGACGACAGCGGCGTACGGATCGCCCCGGATAATATTACGGTTGCAGGCAACGCGGTCTTCCACGGCGGCAATGCCAACTGCGCGGATGCGGACTGGACGATGCGCGACGCGAAGGTCGCAGGCACGTTGTCCGTTGCAGGAGCCGTCGAATTGTCGGGTACGCTTCAGGCCCTGCACGGCGCGGAGCTGGGTACGGCAGGCAAAACGCAACTTCTGCTGGGCACAGAGTGCCTCACGGCTTTTGCAGACCTCGCCTTGGCCGAGGGATGCGGAATCCGTATGGGCGGCTACACGGTGCTGAAACATGTGTCGGAGACGGAAGTGCAGCTCTCGGGCGCAAGGGGCAGCCTCTTGCTAGGCGGCGCCCACACCTCGCGTATCCGGCTGCTCTCGGGACTGATGGATACGGATGACAGTTACATGCTTCTCTCACCGCACGGAGCAGCCTATTTCCCCGATTCACTTATAGTACGCCACAGTTTCGGCGAGGTGCTGCTTTCAAGCTACCGAACCAATTCCTCGGATGAGGGCATCACAATCCATAGACGACTGCGGCTGGGCTCGAACACAGGAGCGTATCTCTGTGCGGAGGACGGGGGCATGGCGCTGCACGGCGTCTTTACGCGGACGCTTCCCGAGGACGGAGCGACGGAACGCACGGCACTGGGCACGCGACTCCGTTACCGCTATTCCGCCGAAGACACGCTCGGCGAAAAGAGTCCGGCAGGCGTCCTCTCCATAGAAACGGATGCCGCCGCGGTACTTTTCGAAAGTCCGATCCGCAGTGGTAAATCCTTCGGAATCGCCGGTTCCGCAACCCGCCTTGCCAGCGGTGTCCTATACTTATCCGAAGGGCTCTTCATCTCGGCCGGGGCGGACGGCATCACGCACTACGGCAACACCTACCTCGCGGGCGACGTGACGAGTGCACGCTTCACGCCGGGGCTCGCGGGCACAGGCTGGGGCGTGCAGCGCAGCGCCGCAACGGGCAATGCCGCGGCAACGTTCGACGAGCTGACCGTCCGCAAGCGGATGCGCATTTACGAACTGGAAATACAGAAGACCGATGTCGTTGGCGGAGCGCTGTGGATCAGCCACAGCTTCCGCGGCGACGAGGTCGAGAGAATACACTGATGGCAAAGGTCGATTATCCGATATACAAGATCCGCCGGGACCCGCACTCGAAGAAGGTGCAGAGCCTTGCAGTCGGGGATGTGGTGCGGCGTTCGTATTATGATGCTCCGCGGCAGGTCTATTCGCTGATGGTTGTACTCGATACCGGCACCGAGACTATCGGGAATGCCGAGGTTCCGTATTTTACCGGGGCCCTTATCGAAGGAGATGAACCCCGTGGGGAGGAGTTGCTCGACTTCGTGCGTATCACGAACCTTTTCGATACGCAGCGCAGCGGAGCTCTCTACCTCACGGCATCGGACAGCGATGCTCCTTACATGGATGTGATCGACTCTCTGGGAAGCGACTTCTCGCTGCTGTACCCCACGATGGGCGGAGGCGATCAGTATGCTGCGGATCGCAGTCGTTATGCCATGCAGGGAGAGTCGTATCTGACAGAGACCTATACGCAGAGCGAAGGCAATGTTTCGAGGATCTACCGTCTGACACGCACGTCGTACGAGGGTACGGGAAAATACGGATTGAAAATGGTTCCGGAGGAAACGGTGAAGGCACCTGAACGGATTCTCGTCTCGTTCAGAATCCGGGCTTCCGAAACGCTGGAGAATATTCCGGTAACATTCGGATATACGGATGGCTCGCAATCGGATTATTCCGATACACTCGACGCGGATACGCAGTGGGAATACCGTTTGGCAGTCTTCACTGTGGACTATTCCAAGCTGTATCAGCGGGCATTCGAAATAGATCTTACGGGTCGACTCGCTCAGGAGTCGTGGCTGGAGATAGCCGAACTCAACGTCGTACGTCTTTCGGATCTCGGCGCCTTCGCTCAGGCCGTCAAGGGGCGTATAGGCAATATCAGGGGCATCGTCGATTCCGTTTTCGGTACGCTGGAAGACTACGGGGCTTATTTCAAGAATCTCTATGCTTCGGGGAACGTCCACATCGCCGGTACGCTGACGGCTGCCGACGAGCAGGGCTTCGGAAGTACCTTTTACGTGGGTCGTATCCATCGGAACAGCTTCCCGAACAGCTTGCATCCGGCTTTCCATACCAAGTACGAAGCCTTCCCCGACGGTTCGCCCACAGGCATCGGGGGTTATTGTCATATCTCTTCGGGGACATCGCTTTTGGAAGTATTGGACGAAGTGTGGGCCCGCGACCATCAAGGGCAGAGGTACTGCTTCTCCTTCTGGGCACGGACAAGTTCTCCTCATACCCTGACCGTAGGCCATGCCCATCAGCCGCAAGTCAGTATCGACCTGACCCGACAGTGGCAGCGCTTCCATTATTCGTTTTGCGTAGAACGCGTGCAGGGGTCGAAGCCGACCTTCTCCTTCACCAAGGGCAAGGGTTTCTATTTCGCAGCGCCCCAGCTGGAGCCGGGTTCCCGCCCCACGCCGTACCAACCTACGGACGGGGTGCTGCGCGATACAGACGAGTACGGGGCATGGTTCGCCCGCGGCGGTATCGGCGGTACGATCCAGCACCCGCTGTTGCGGCTCGACGACGACGGCTCGGTCCGGGCGGGCGACGACTCTTTTGTCATCAACTCCGACGGCACGGGACACTTCGCCTCGGGACGTTTCCGCTGGACGGCAGATACGATTGCCCTTCAGGACTTCACGATACGCTGGGAAGACTTGAGCGAGGAGGCCCGCGAGAACCTCAAGGGCGAGAAAGGGGACCCCGGAAAACCCGGCAAGGACGGAGTATTGCCGGACTGGGTTGCGGATTGGGACAGCGGGAAGACCGTCATCGACGGGAGCAGCATCATCACCCCTAAAATCTTTGCCGGAGTTCGCAACAGCGACGGTACAATCACAGGCGTTGCGCTGGGACGCTACGAGCTGCTTTCACGCAATGAGGCCGGACAGTTCCAGAGTGAGACGATCGACGGGCTGTACGGTTTCCACAGCGGACAGCAAACATTTGCCATAGATACGACGGGCAGCGTAACGTTCGGCCGTGGCGAAGAGTCGATCCGTTACGATGCCTCGACGGGGAAAATCTCGTTCGGCAAAACGGTTTCGATGCAGTGGATCGGTGCGACCTACATCGACAAGGACGGTCTTTTCACGGGCACGCTCTCGGCCGATACGGTGCGGACTATCGTGCTCGACGCCGGGCAGATCACAGCCGGAGTCATCGATGCGGAGCGTCTGAATGTCGACGAACTGAAAGCCCGGCTTCTGACGGCCGAAAATATCGAGGCCCTGACGCTCGACGTGGAGCGCGGAACGATCGGCGGCTGGACGATCGACAGCGAAGCGATTTTCCGCGGGGCGAAGAACAATACCCCCGGCGGCTATACGGCAGGTCCGGGCGCCATGACACTCTCCTCGAACGGTCTGCGCGGCTACCGGTGGCGTCTGGAGTCTTCGGGCGCCGGAGCATTGGCCGGAGGCAACATCCTTTGGGACGATTCGGGAAAGGTAACCTTCTCCGAGGCGGTGAGCTTGCAGTGGACAGCACCTTTGGAGGCCATTACCGAAACTCTCGAAAAGGAGGTTTCGCCCCGGTTGACGCACATCACTTCGGAAGGTATCTACACAGGGACGCTCACGGCCGCACAAGTCAATGCCGCCGCGCTCGACGCAGGCAGCATCCGCACGGGCACGCTCTCTGCGGACCGCCTCGCCGCGGGCAGCATCAAGGCCGAGAAGCTCGATGCGGCCAGTATCCGTGCCGACATCATCAATGTCGCCTATATTAGCGGTTTGGAACTGAACTTTACGCGCGGCAGGATCGGCGGCTGGACGGTCGGGGCCTCGACACTCGCAAGCAGCCATATTCTGCTCGATAGCGGCAACCGGCGTGTGGCGGTCTACGGTGCGGGCGGGAGCTCCACGGCAGGACACCGCGTGCAGATCTACTATAACTCGGACAGAGACTTCGGCCTGTGGGCGTCGGATGCTTCCGGGACGCGTGTCGCCGCGCTGGGTTCCATGAATCAAATCGCTGGGTGGAATATCGAAGCTTCGCGTATCTGGAAGAATAATGTTTCGCTGAGTGCCGACGGCTCGATCACGAGCGGCTCGAAATGGAGGCTCGGCAACGACGGCTCCGGCGCGCTGGCTTCGGGCAATATCTCGTGGGACACATACGGCAACGTTACATTCGGGACTTCCGTGTCGCTCCAGTGGACCAGTGCCGCCAATACAGCGCTGGCTTCGGCCAAGACATATGCCGATACGAAGAAGAGCGAAGCCGTGAGCGTCGCAGCGGCTGATGCCACGTCGAAAGCTGAGGCAGCCAAGGAACTGGCACGTGCCATGGCATTCGGCAAGATGCTCTACCGCGTGCCGGAGTTTTTTCTTGACGGCAGTGTCCACTACAACGGTACGGGCAATTACCTGCCGCAAACTGTGCATCGCACCATCGAGCGTGTCGCGGGCTGCCCGAATTCTACGGGCTACGCTCTCAAGTACACCGCTACGGCGTGGAACTCTGCCTCCGATCTGCGCATCGGAGGTTTCCTCTTCGGCAATGCCTCGCGCGCCAATGCGGTTTTCATCGTACGTATCATCGCGCAGATTCCCATAGGCCGCACCTTGCAGAACTACCACAACGCCTACGGCAACGGAGGTACGAGCCGGTGGCTGACCTCCCAAGCCGGCACGGACAAGTGGGAAGAGTACATCTGCAAGGTCGTCTGCGGCAAAGATGGTTCTTTCAGCACGGTCAACCATTTCGCCCTCACAGGCGGCAGTACCCCCACCTCTGCAGCACCCGTGGTGTGGTACATCGCCTACGCTACGGTCTTCGATGTCACGGCCTCTGAGGGCTACATCACGACGCTCGACGCCAACGGTATCTATACAGGTACGCTAACAACGCAGCAGGTCAATGCCGTGGCAATCTCCGCGGCGAGCATCAAGACCGGAACGCTTTCGGCGGACCGTCTGGCTGCCGGAAGCATCAAAGCGGATAAGCTCGACGCGGGAAGTATCAAGACAGACATCATCAACGCCTCCTATATCAACGGTCTGGAGCTTACCTTCTCGCGGGGTAAGATCGGCGGCTGGACAATAGGCGCCACGTCGCTCTCGGGAGGAAATATTTTACTTGACAGCAACACTAAACGGTTGGTCGTCTATGGGGCGAATTCCGGCGTGGGGACGGGCAAACGCGTGCAGATATACTACAATTCGGACAAGGACTTCGGCTTCTTTGCCACGAACGCGGCGGGAACGTGTATCGCTCAGTTCGGCGCTGCCAATACGGTTGCCGGGTGGAACATCGAGACTTCACGCATCTGGAAAAACAACGTTTCGCTGGGTGCTGACGGGTCCATTACGAACGGCTCGAAATGGAAACTGAACAATGATGGTTCAGGGTCGATTGCCTCGGGCAATATTTCATGGAACGCCTCCGGTGCTGTAACCTTCTCTTCGTCTGTGTCGCTTCAGTGGAAGAACGACATCGAAACGGCCAAGAGCGCCAACTATGGCTACCGCTATTATAAACAGGTCATCATCAACGGCGAAGAAACGAAATATTATCCCGTTATTTTCAAGGGCGGAGACCAGACCGTGCAGCGCGACATCATGATCCGGCGTGCTTACCACGAACTGGCACCGGACACATGGTACAGCCCGACGCACAAAGGGGGGCTGAACCTTCTGATCAAAACGAACTTCGGCGGTTGGGGCGGTGTAGAATACGGATGGGATATTTATGATCTTCAAGAGAGTTACTGTCGTATGTTCGGCGGTGCGGGACATTGCGGCAATTACTGCATGTTTGCCGTGTTCCTGCGCGGCGGAGGCACTACGGGCGCCGTATACCACCTCTACTCGGACCAGCCCATCGAGAGCTCTTCCATGAGTCCTTCGCCGATTCCTCCGGCACCGCAGATCGCCTACAACTCGGACCTGATCTTCCAGAGCGGCACCTCGATGGCTTACGCTGCGGCACCGCGCACGCTTACGGCTGCCGTCGAGGAGGAGATTCGCCGCCACCGCTTCATTGCGCTGGCACAGGGATCCGACACTACGCTCAAGGAACACCCGCTGACCTACATTGGTTCCACGGGTATATACACAGGCACCATCCGCGCCAACCAGATTCAGGTCGATTCCGCACTCGTCGTGGGCGGCAGTACCTATAACGGCAGTATCTCGGTTCGTAACGCCAGCAATACGGTCAAGGTTACGCTTGACCGCACAGGCATTACAGCCGTAGGCGGCAAGATCGGTGGCTGGACCCTTACCTCCTCGTCGCTCTATGCAGGAGCTGTATATCTAAGCTCTACGGGTAATATTTATAACGGTTCTTACTGGCGTCTGTCGGCCAATGGTTCGGGATACCTTGCCAAGAACAACATCTCGTGGACGGCGGCCGGCGTGCTTACGATGAAAGGCGCGACGATACAGGATGCCATTATCAAGGGCACCTTGCGCAGCCCCTTCGTGAAGGTCGACGATTCGATCTGGGTCGATGTGGGCGGCAGCAGCTCTTCGACGAACAAACCCGATGCGGACAAGTACGATAACATCTGCATCATGGCGGGACAGGACTCGGGAGGTTGGAATATCGGGCAGCCGGAACTGCCATGGGATGTGAGCCAGTCGGGCCGCCGTCTTTGCTTGACACACTATCGCTACGGCAGCGAGTATGTCTACGGCACGAGTACCTTCACGGCACCTGCGGGAAAATATTTTTACGAGAACGGACGTCTGGCCTCGAAACTCAACATGTCGCGCCAAGTCGTAGAGCTGATAGGCTTCGGCACCTCTTCGACCTTCTACGGATGGATCGTGCTGAACCGCCGCGATCTTGGCACCACGTCCCAATACGGCGAATACATGCAATACCTGGCCATGGGGTCCGTAACGCTCAATTCCACGAGCAGCCTCACGCTCCGACAGAAGACCTATGACGGCAGCAAGGTTACGGTACGCCGTACGGGAGCGGGACTCTTTACTGTGGGATTACCGTGGACTTTGTCCGTGAACAAATACATGGTCATGCTCTCGGGCAAGACAAGCCCCGTGCAGAGCACGCCGATCTATGCCACCGTGAAGAACCAATACTCGACCTCTTTTATTGTACAGACACAGGATGACGCCTCGGCCAACGACGGATCGTTCAACTTCGTCATCATCTCTACGGCCGATTTCACATAAAAGATGAGCGCGGCTCAAACCATTGCCAGCCGTGCGCCCTAACCTTCGGTAAACAGCCAAAAAAGCAATATGGAGATCACCAGCACCATTGTCACGCGCACGGCCCGCCAGCAGACCGAGAAGGCAACTTTCGCTATCGAATATTCGACCGTCAACGGCACACTGCAACGCGTACAATTCAACATTTACTCTATGGCAAGCGATGCCGCCGCGGAAGAATACCGCGGAAACATCTATTTCGACGGAAACGACTTCACCTGCAACCTTCCCTTTTCGGAAGAGATTCCGTACTACGTCGGTAAATCCATAGAGTTTATCCGGCAGATCGTCGAGGAGTGCACCGCGGCCGTACCGGCCGCAACCTCGGATGTGCCGGCGCCCGCACGACAATCCAGATAACAAGATACAACGTATGGAAATGACGATCAAAGACCGGCTTTACCTGCCGGCGCTACTGCCCGACAAGGGTAATTACAGGGAGTTCAACCTCAAGAAGGGCATTCTGCAGAAAATAGCCCTTACGGATGCCGAACGCGAGGCGGTGGGCCTGCATCGTGTGGAGGAAACGGACCGCATAGAGTGGGACACGGACAAGGAGACGCCCCTTGTGGCGGACTTCTCACGCGAAGAACTCGACTACCTGCGGGAAGCGTGCGAGAAACTTTCGGAGAAGACCCTGCCGGATGACATGTGGGCCACAGTAGAGCGCATCTTCGATAACTGTCAGGCGGAGTAAACAATCGTCGGGCGGAGTAACGAAAAAGGCAGGATCTTGCGGATTCCTGCCTTCTCGCGTTTGCGATCGTATGTTTTTTTCGAGCGATGCACTGTCCGCCGCAGATGCGCAGATTTGCCGTGTCGCTCGATCTCCGCCTCGCGGTCAGCCTTTCGGTGGGCTTTAAGGTAGTCTTGCTGTGTGATCTTAAATTTTTTCATACGTCGAATATCAAAGTTACAACGGCGTGTCCTCCAATGGATATATTTATTCCCATGAATGACAAATATAGCGCATCTCGGGGACAAAACAAAATGCGACTTCTGTCCGCTCGGGTCCCGCTCCACTCCAAACACTTGTCCTGCTCGGTCACTATTCTTCAACCGAACGACATCACGATATGAAGCATGGCACGGGAGGACATACTGGTCGACTCCACCTATGGAGAGCTGGTTACCGCGGACAATCCAGCGGGCAGAGTCATCTACGACTTCGTTTTGCTGGAAGAGGTCGCGGGTATGGATAACGAACACTATGCCTACGGAGAGATTTCCCTCGCACAGGAGGCGGAGAGGCGCTACGACGAGGGCAGCAGTGTCCATGTGCGGATTCCCTATACGGCCGTTTACCTGCCTCTGCGCGTTCGCTTCCACATTGCGACGCCGGGAGGCGGGGAGCACTATATGGTAAATCCTGCGAACAATACGCCGTGGTTCGATGTGCAGCGTACCGGTGGCGTTGTCATACGCCTCTCGGAATATGCCGAGGTGAATGCGGACAGCCTCTTCCGCCTCGTGCGGCGAGGCGGCACACTGGAGCTCTATAGTGGTACGGATACGGACGTGCGCATCGGTGCGGCCCTGCGCCAGAACGAGGTCTTCCTGCTGAAAGCCTCTCCGGGAAGCCTCTACCAACACCCGACTACGGGCGTGGGACTCATCGACTTCCTGCACGGCAACTTCGAGACGACGGGCCTCGCGGCACGGCTGCAGCGGGAGTTCGAGAACGACAGAATGATCATCAACAACGCATACATGGATTCCGAAACGGGCGAGCTACTGCTCGACGTCACGGAGAAGGAATAACAGATACACTCGATGGGACGGTATACGGTAATCACAGGGCAGAACCTCTATGACGTATCGCTCGACATCTACGGCTCGATCGAGGGCATCACGGACCTGCTGGTCTCGAACCCCCGGCTGTCGATGGCTTCGGAGCTGCACGCGGGCGACCGGCTGGACTACTCGGACGACTACCTCATAGATGCCGAGACGGCGGCCTACCTGCGGCGCGAGGGCATCACGCCCGCCAGCGGAGAGCGACGCGTTTATTTTCGGCAGACATCGCAGCCACGGCGTTTGGAGCTGTGCCTCCCTGCCGCAACATCCGGTGTGTTTTTCTCCCTCTCGGGCCGCGGAATGGCGGAGATCGACTGGGGCGACAATGCGCCCCTGCAGACTGTGGGGCTGGAGGTACAGCCTGCGATCCTGCGCCACACCTTCGATAACAGCGTGGCCACGACGCGCATCGTACGTCTTTATGGAGACATCGAACTTCGCGAGGCCGACCTCTCGGATCTCGAGGCACAGGAACTCCTGCTGCTGCGGCCTCTGCATGTCGAGGAACTCGCCCTGCGCTGGTGGCGGGCGCCGCTGAGCTTCCTGCCGCTTATGGAAGGTCTCTATGCCCTCGACCTGCGGGATGCCGTATGCGACGATCTGCGGCCGCTGATCGAGTGTCGCAACCTTATGCGCCTCGACCTGTCGAGCGCAGAGGTGCAGCGACAGGTGCTCGATGGGTGGCTCACGGATCTCGTGCGCAGACATTACGGCCGCCGCGCATGCCACGTGACGCTCTCCGTGCGTCCTTCGGGCGAGTACCGTGAACCGGCGCGTGACGAAGAGCTGAACTACATCCTCTCGTGCGGCATGGAGGCCGTATGGCTGCTGACGCACGAGGAGGCGTGGAACGAGGGCGCCCCATGGCGCTTTACAATCTGCGGCGAAGAGTATGTTTACGAAGCGGTACCGGAACCAGAACCCGAGGAACCGGAACCAGAGCCAGAGCCAGAGCCAGAGCCAGAACCCGGACCTACACCTCCTCCGCATTCCGGCGGAGCGAACGATTAAGCCACAGAAAACGATGAGCAGAACCATACGACAGATATACGAGGAAGCCGTTGCCGAGCGCAACAAACGTCTGGAACTTGCAGAATTTTCGAACGATTCGAAGATGTCGGTCATGAACGGCGTGGCATGGATGGTCGCGGCGCTGATCTACACCTTCGAGTCGATCCTCGATGTCTTTGCCGTGGATGTCTCCGAGACACTCGACAGCCGTATCAACGGCACGCCTCGCTACTACGCCGAGGCGCTGCTCAGGTATCAGAAGGGCGACACGCTCCGGGTGCGCGAGGACGGACTGGGGTTCGGCTATGCCAGCGAGGACCCCACGAAGCGTATCGTCACACAGGTATCCTATACCGAGAGTACGGACGACCGGAACGTGGACAGCAAGCTGATTCTGAAGGTCGCCACTGGGGAGCGCGGAATGCTGCGTGAGATCGAGGCCGAGGAGTTGATGCAAATCACGGCCTATGTGAACCGCATCAAGTTCGCCGGCACACGCATCGAGGTCATCAGCCGTCCGGGCGACGTACTCATTCCCCGCGTTACAGTCTACTGGGACGGCGCGGTACCCGAGGCGGAGCTCTACGACGCTCTCGAGGCTGCGCTGGCCGAGTATGTCATGAACATAGACTTCGACGCTGCTATCTACGTCAACCGCGTATGGGAGGCGTTGCGACGAGTAGAACATGTCACGGATGTCTGGGCCGACGCCCGAGCCACACCCGCACAGGGACTCTTTCTCGCTTCGTACGACGGCGACGGACATCTGCAGCCCCCTCAGCACATAGAACGCATGACCCTTACCTCGTCGGGCTACGTGCGGGAATCTTCAGGCAAGGATGCCGAGGCAGAGCTTCCCACCTTCCGGCAGGCCCTAAAACTTGTAATAGACAACGGATGCGCTACAGACTCCCCATCGACAGACTCGTGAACCGTCTGGTCCCGCACTACCTGCCGGGGCGGCGTTTCATACTTTGGGTGCAGAGCCTCGTATGGCCGCTGCAAACCTTGAACGACCGCTTCTGCGTGTGGGCACACGAGCGACGCATCGAGGCGGCCATGACCTCGCAGGTCTTCTATTTCGAGTGGTTCCTCAATCACCGCTTCGGGAGCTACTTCGCAGACGCTGCGCAGCGGATAACCATCTCGGAAGGGGCTGCCGTGGGTGTGGACCTCTACTTCGAGGATGCCCGCTACGGACGTCCCTTCACCGTGTGGTTCGCGGGCGAGCAGGTTGCGGACACGGAGGAGGAAGCACCCCGGCGCATGTATCTCGAGGCCGAGGAGCGGGCCGTGCTACGCGCGAGCTTCACGGTCTGCGTGCCTGCCGTTACGCTTCCCGCCAGCGAGTTCGTACACATGCTCACGCACACCGTCGAGCGTTACCGCCTCGCCGGCAAGACCTACCTCGTCCGTATCGAGGACGGAAAAACGGAGACTCAAACCACACCATAGTGAAAGAATACATTGCCAAGACGGGCGGACGTTACACCTACAACGACGACTTGCTGAACCTGCAGGAACTCGCCCGGAGCATGACCTCGATCTTCGAAGGGTGCTCAAACTTCATCATCTCGGGTTGCGAGGTCGCCGACGGGCGTATCACGCCCGGCTACGTGTGGATCGGCGGTCGTGTGCGCCCCTTCGAAGGTGCCGCGGAGGTGTCGTTGCCGTACTACATCTACGAGAAGAACCACTACGAGACGATCGCCTATGCCGGGGACGTGAACAAGCACGGCCGCTGCTGCTATCTATGCTCGGGGGCGACATCGGTTCCACAGACCGAGGACGAGGTGACGGGCGCCCTGCCGGGCTATATCGAGCTGCACGAGGATTATGCACCGCGTTTCATAGACAAGTTCATCGGCCGTTATGCCGTATTGCTGGAAAGCCCTTTCGCACGACAGACAGTTCATAAAGACCTCACGTTGGCAGGCTCCGTGAGTGTGGAGAAGCAGTTCGAATGCAAGACGGGCTTCTCTGTCGTCTCTCCCGACGGAAGCTACAGCCTGCAGGGGCTGGTGCGGGATCCGGGAGCTGCGGAAGTGTCACTCTGCCATCAGGAGCAGCCCGTCAGTCGCGTGGAGATCGCCACCGACGGGTCCTTCACACTCTATGGGCAGGATGAGACACCTCTCGTGCGCGTGAGCGGCGAGGGCGTGCACATCCCGCACCTTACGGCCGTCAGCGGCCGCCTTGGAGCGCTCCATATCGAAGGCGGCGACCTGTTCAACACAGCCGACAATACGGACGAGGGTACGGTGAGCGTGAACCGTCGCGGATATCGCGGCGCCGAAGACCGCTACCGCAATTTCGCGGTATACGATGGCCGCAACTCCGTGCCCCTGCTGCTGGCGGAAGGACGGACAGGAACAGTCGCGGTCGCGGGAGGCTTTGAGGTGCGTAGCGCCGCCGGGGGCATAACCCTGCGCAACACGCTCTACGACAAGAAGGAGGCAGCGCTGCAGAACCTCCTTCAGTGGCAGGACAAGGAGGGTGTGCGCATTGCATGGCTGGGTTACGGAAACGGGGAATCGGTACACTTGAGCCTGCACAACGATTTGGGCGGTCTCACGCTCAGCGCTCGCAGTTGGGTAGACGTCGCCTCGGAACTGCGCATCGCAGGAAGGCCCATTGCGGAGCTATACGTCTCGCAGGCTTCCTTCACGCAGGCACTGGCCGCAAAGGTGAATGCGGTCGAGGGCAAGGGGCTCAGCACGGAAGACTTCACCACGGAGTACCGCCGCAAGTTGGACGCCATTGTCGCAGGCAGCCTCATGGAGGGCAGCGCGGGCTTCGCAACCACGGAGGACGTATCCCGTGCGTTGGGCGGCAAACTCAATTGTGCGGACAACCTTGCGGATCTCGCGGACAAGGCCGCGGCCCGCAACGTGCTGGAGGTCTATTCCTCTTCGGAATGCGACGGCCGTTTCCTGCAGACAAAAAACTTCCTCGCGGAGTTCGCATCCCTTACGGCTGCAGAAGTCGAAGGCAAGAGCCCCGAGGAGATCATTGCCCTGAAGCAGGAGCGTCAGCAGCGGGCTCGCGAGAACCTCGACGCCGAACGCCGGGGCACAGGGGATATGAAACTTTCCAAAGCCTCGAATCTCGCGGATGTGGAGGATAAGGATAAGGCACGTCACAACATCAACGTTTATTCGATCGAGGAGGTGGATGCGCTGCTGGCTGGGAAGCTGGACAACGACGCCGCCTATCAGGGTGCAGTCTTCACCACAGAACATAAGGCCAAACTCGAGGCGATACGCACGGGAACCTTCGCCGGCAGGGACGAAAGCGGCGGCCAGCAGAACCAGAGCGAGGGCTACGTGACGACCTCGTCCGTGGTGCGCGAACTCTCGAAGTACGCCCCGCGGCTCATGGCGGGCTACAACACGCAGGACAAGGCTACGGTGGCTGCCAATCTGGAACTCTATACCCGCAACGAGTCGGACGGCCGTTTCGCGGCACTCGGGCAGTCGCTGCAGGATTACGTCTCGTACCTCGTCCGTCAGGGCAAGGCGACGGTCGAGGCCCGTAAGGCGCTGCGCGGGGTACTTGCCGCTGCCGGCGTGGATGATCTTATCGCCTATGTACGCCGTGACCAGAACCTCGCGGATCTTACGTTCAAGGACGACAATGCCCGGCGCTTGGCGTGCCAGAATATCGGTGCTGCCTATGCTCCGGAGTACGAGAAGAAGATTACGGACACGGGGTGGCTCGAATGCGGCGGCGAGAATGCCGGAACGCTTTGGGCCCGGCAGATCGGCAACATCGTCTGCGTGCAGGGCATCATCAACACGGCCCTGCGTTCGTCGAACAACTGGGGCTCCATCGCCACGATCCCCAACGTCATCTCCCCGCCTCGCTTCGGCTGCCGGCAGACGATGGCCAATTTCAACGACGACCACGTCTACAACCGTGGCTGCTCGTTCGTCATCAAGGCCGGTTCGCGTACGATCCTCATGCACGAGAGCGGGGCTTACAACGTAACTACAGAGCTCAGTTTCTCTTATATGACCTAAAATCTTATTACAATGAAAAAGAGAGTGAACATCACGCGCGACGTGGAGAGCCGCCGCAACATCGCACGGGGCGCAGGTTTCGCAGTGCCTGCCGCTTCACCCGACAAAACCGAATGTCATGACACGAAGAACGAAGAGTCGCTGCCGGAAGGTATCCCTACGTCCTCCGCAGCCCGGAACAAAAAATCGCGGGGGACGCCCGCGGGGAAGCTTTAAGCGCTTCCCTTTCAACCAGACGCCCATAGGGTTCATGCTCTACAACGAGGCGCCTGCGGTCTACAACATTCTGATGCTGCTCTGCCCGCATTCACAGCGAAGATTCCCGCATCCGCAGACCGTGGCTCTCGTCTGTACAGCCTCGGACGACCCTGCGCTGCGCAAGCCCAAATTCCGCCGTTACATGAAACGCTACGAGCGAGAGGGTTGCTACTGCCGCCGCGGCAAGCTCCTCACGCCCGAGCGCGAGCGTTACTATGCCCGCCTGCGGCGTACATTGCTGGATCGCTACATCGTGGATCATTGGGCGCAAATCGTACGCATGCAGAGCATGGAAGAAATAACACACGCAAGCACCACTGTCGAAATCCCGCATTGGGAAAGCGACGTTATCCGCGCCTACGTCAAGAATTTGAAATAATTCATAAAAAACTAAATATCCGATATTTGCATTTTCAAAACAAGACCTATAATTTTGCAGTGCGCTTCCTTGAAAGAAAACGCGTTCAATTTGATGGTTCCCCGCCTCTTCGGGGAGCGTGATAGTTAAGCCGGAGCTGCGAGCATCGAGCACCGGTTTTTTTCACGGCATATCGAGTAAACCAGACGGTTCCCGGCAGTACCGAAGCCGGATCAGAGCCCCGATCCTCGGCAGTATTAACTATCACACATCGCAACCATGATGCAAGACAATTACGACGTACGGGGTACCGAGGGTGCCTCTGTGGAGGAACTCTTCCTCTCTCAGGAGGAGTCGTTTTCCGAGGCGCAGGCCCGCGCCATTGAAGAGAACAAATCGTTCGCCAAAACCGAGTTCTTCCGTTTCGACAGGCTGGGAACCTATCGCCTGCGCGTACTGCCCATCGCCCCGAGCCGGACGGATACTGTAGAGCGCCGCGGGTACGAGTATCCCGTCCGGCAGTTGCTGATGGAACTCCAGCGCCCCGCAGGCGGGGAGAAGACGCAGAGCATGTATGTCACCGTACCCCGTGCCACGGAGGCCGGCTATACGCTCGATCTCATCGACACCTACCGTCGTCTGGCCTCCGAGGCCGCCCGCACAGCAGGTGATGAGAAGCTCGCCGAAAAGATAGCGGGCGGCAGCTATGGAGGGGGTCTCAAATTCGGATACGGACATGCCATGTACGTCATCGATCTGAAGGAACGCGCCAAAGGACTGCAATTGCTCACGCTCTCGCACGCACAGTTCAAGGAACTCGACGAACGACGCTTCAAACTCTGGGAAAAGAAACTCCAGAAGAATCCCCAGCATCCGTGTCCCATCTCATCCGTGTATAGCGCCTATCCCGTGGAAGTCGAGAAGCGTCGCAATGGAGGCAAGACCGAATATTGCTTCTCCATAGACAACGAGTCCGACAATGAGGGCCTTTCGAAGGAAGAGCTCACGATACTCCTGAACAGTCCCCGCATTCCGGAGATCATCTATCGCTATACGCGCTACCATTTCGAGGCGACGCTCGTCTTCCTCACCCAGTGCGACACCCGCTACGGTCTACGCGTGATGCAGAGCTCAGAGATGACAGAGGCCGTGGAAACCTTCCGCGCCGAGATACCTAAAGAGGATACTTCATCGTTCAGCTTCGATCGCCGTACGAAAGAGGCACGCGAGAATGCAGCTGCCGGAGCCCTTACGCTCGAGGGCCTGTGCAACCGCTTCGAGGAGCTCCGGGCCAAGGGTTTGGGCGACAAAACCGAAGAGGGGCAAGAACTGAGGGCCATGCTCCGCAGTTTCATCGAGCAGGAGAAACTTCCGGTGCGCGTCACACGCTCGGCGACTAACGATGAGCTGCTCGACATGATCGAGGATGCCGTCGCAGACACGGCCGCGGCACAAGATGACCCTGAAGCCGCACCGGCAGCCGCCGGGATGCAGGAGGAGGTTTCTGCACCTCGCAGGCGATAAACATTCCTGACGTCGATTCTTTTCATCTTACGGGGGCGCACCGTGCGCACCCCTTTTTCAACGATTTGACTCATGACAAGAGATAAACGACCGTGCATGCTTCTGATGAACGACATGCACGTCTCCAAAAACGATATTGCCGAATTCGACCGTAACTGGGACGAAGCGCTGGCACTCTGTCGCGAGCGCAGCATCCGCGATATAGCCCTTGGCGGCGACCTTTTCCAAAGCCGCAGCGCGCAGACGCTCGACGTCCTGCTCGCGGTACACGACGCCCTGCTGCGTGCAGCCGGGGCCGGCATCCGTCTTACGATTGCCGAAGGCAATCACGACAAGGTGAATCAGGAAGACCTGCGCGGCTACTGCCACGTCTTCGACTGCCACCCTTCGGTCACGGTCGTAGACGACATCCTGACGCTCGATGACCCTGCGTGGGCGTTCTCACTACACATGATGGGCTATTTCCCCGAAGGCGGAAGCTTTACGTCGCGTCTGGCGGCCCTTGCGACGAGCGGTCTTGTGGAGGGCAAACTCAACTACCTCTATATCCACGAGGGCGTGAACGGAGCCCTCGCCACGGCAGCGCCGTGCGAGCTGCCGCCCCGCATTTTCGAACCCTTCGACCGTGTCTTCGCGGGGCATTACCACAATCGCGCCGTCGTGCCCGGCACCCGTATCGAATACGTCGGATCGAGCCGCCAGTTCAACTTCGGCGAGGATGAAGCCAAAGGCTATACCATCCTCTGCACGGACGGTTCGTCGGAGTTCGTGCAGAACGAGGCCAACATCCGCTATAAGGTCCTCGATACGTCGGCCGATAAGGTCGGCATACACCTTTTCGACCGCATCGACGAGCTGCGCGCCGACGTCCGCTGCCGCCTCAAGGTTCGTGTGCGGGCTTCGCAGACCGACACCGTGGACCGCCAGCGGCTGCTCGATGCCGGAGCCAACAAGGTCGAAGTCCTCAGCGACACCGCCCCGATACCGGCCGCGCCCGAGGAAGATGTGCTCGACAAATTCGACGGCGCACGCCTGCGCCGCGCTTACGAGGACTTCTGCGCAGGGAGAGGCATCGACGACGTGGAGCTCGGAATCGCTTACCTTAACAAAATAGACCGTACATCATGTGGTATCTGAAACATATCTCCGCAACCGATATATGCTCCTTCCGCACGCTGGACTATGCGCCGGCCGAAGGTACGACGACGCTCATATTCGGGCACAATGCCGACAACGAGTCGCAGCGCAGCAACGGAGCAGGCAAGTCGACGCTCATCGAAGCCATCACGCTCGGACTGACGGGTAGCCCCTTGCGCAAGGTCCGCGCCGAGGAGGTCGTAAACGATGCGGCCGAAGAGTGCCGTGTGACCCTTACGCTCGGCAACCGGGCCACGGGCGAGGAGATGCGCATCGAGCGTACCGTACCCCGCCGTGGTACGGCTTCGGTGCGATGCCTGCTCACGCAGGACGGGAAAACCGGAGAGGTAGCGCAGCCCAGCGTCGACGCCGCCAATCGCTACATCCTCGAACGGCTCGGCATCACACGCGAGGAGCTCTTCTTCGCATTCATTCTCTCGCGTCACCGTTATGCGGACTTCCTCTCGGCATCGGACCGGGAGAAAAAGGAGATCATCAACCGCTTCAGCGGCGGCGACAGCGTGGACCGTGCCATCGCCTCGGTCGGAGAAGACCTTGTGCCGCTGCAGGAGGAACTGCGGGCTGCGGAGCTGGAGATAGCCTCCATCGACGGGCGTATCGCAATGCTATCCGAGCAGATCGCTCACGAAGAGGAGTCCCGCAGCGAAAAGGAACTTTCTCGGAAACAGAAGATCGCCTCGATACATGAAACGATAGCCGCCAAGCGGAGTGCTGTGCGCGAGTGCGGCGAGGAGATCGCCCGTCAGGAGCGGTTCTTGTGCCGCATCGCCGAAGCCGAGGGTCGAGTGCAGAAGGTGGAGGACTCCGCAGAGCCGCTTGCGGCGTGTATGACCCGCGTACGGGAATTGCTCGCACCCCTGACAGATGCTCCGCTGACGGATTGGGGGCATGTGGCGGCGGACAAACACAAGGAGATAGAGACCTCCCGGGCGGAGATGGACAAGTGGACGCAGATCATAGCAGGAATAGGCCATAAGCTGGCCACGGCAGAGGTAGAACTTATCCTGCGGCGCAAAGAGTTCGACTGCTTCAAGGAGGAGGCTGCGGAGAAAGGCGTCGCACTGTGCGACCAAATGCGCAGCCTCGAAGAACGCCTTACACGGATGAATGCCGAAGTCGTGGAACTGCAGCGGCGCAAGCGTACCGTGACGGCGGCTGTAGAGACGCTCCACGCGCGTCTGGCAGGCGTGGTGGAGTGCCCTGCCTGCGCACATCGTTTTCTTGTAGCAGACGGTGCATTCGACGTGGCGGCGGCGCAAGGGCAGCTCGAAGGTCGCGAAGCGGAGCTCACACAGGTGAAGCAGGAACTTCAGGACAACGAACTCGAAGCCGAGAAGGTCGCGCAGATGATAACCGCCGTGCAGACCCGCACCCGCGAGCTGGAGGCCCTGCGCCGCGGCTGGGAGGAGCGTATGGCCAAGGCCACGCGTGCCGTAGACGCAGCGGAATACGAGATGGAGGGCGCGAAGTTCAATATGCAGCGCATCCGCGACCATGTCGCCGCACGTACCCGCGAGGTAGAAGATATGCGTCGTGCACTCTTCGACGAAGCATGCGACCGCCTCGTCGACCTTCGCAAGGCCGCGGAACGGTCGATCGATGAATGCCGCGAGCGTATGGCGGCAGCCGAAAGCTCCATAGAGACCTTGCGGCAGACGGCCGCCGAGCTCGAACATGCCACGGCATCGGAACTTGCGGCATCGCTCCGCAAATCGCTGAAAGAGTACCGGCGCCGAAACTCGGAACTGATGGCGCGGCACTCGCAGGCCGTGGAACGGCGTACGGCGCTGGAAACGCAGCAGCAACGTTTCGTGCTCTTTCGGACCTATCTGGCCAACACGAAGATAGAGGCTCTCGCAGGTATGATAAACCGCGTACTCGAAGACCTCGGCTCCGACCTGCGCGTGAATCTCGCAGGGTACACGACCCTCAAGAGCGGTGTCGTGCGCGAGAAGATCTCCGTCACGGTGATACGCGACGGAATGGATGCCGGCAGCATCCTGAAACTTTCCGAGGGGGAGCGGGCACGCGTGAACACCGCCTCGATCCTCGCCATGCAACGGCTGGTGAACGGCAATTGCCCCTACGGCGGAGGACTCGACCTGCTCTGCATGGATGAAATCCTTGACGCCGTGGACGCGGATGGACTTGCAAGCGTCTTCGCGGCGCTCAACAAGCAGTCCGTGACGGCGCTGGTCGTATCCCACGGACTCGTGCAGGAGAACTATCCTCACCGCATAACCGTCACGAAGGAGAATGGAGCTTCGCGGATCGAACGGCAGTAGACTCACACGCAGCCGCCGAACGCACCTCGCGTTCTACCGCACGCTCCGGAAGGCCCCTCTCCGAAACGGCATACGGTGCATCGTGGCGAGGATGTGAACTTCAACGCCCACAACCGCGACCTAAAGCAAGTCTCCGAGCTGCGGGGCATCCCGCTCTTCCTGCGCGAAGAGCGGAACCCGTTGCCCGTGGAGTGCGTGAACGCCGCCACAACTCAAGAAATGGACAGCGGGAGACGGACGGACCGACAAGAGCCGCCTGATCGCCGCATGCCGCAATGACTGCCGCTTTGCCCCTGCCTCGTATGACGGGGCCGATGCTTTTTTGCTCTCCCACGACCTCGTACGCAAGTACCGTCTGCCATAACAGGTCCGTGCACTCCTTATCCCGCCTGCGGGGCGGCTGTCTCGCCACTCCGTCCAGTTCCCATTTGATGCTAACCATAAGCCGACAGATCCCATGAAGATGAGTAATGACACAATAAGTCGGCCACGTGAAAGCACAACAGTCCCTGATTTCCCACATAGATACCGAACAGTCCGTACGTCAGCGCACGGAACTCTTCGAGCGCCTCATATTCCCCAACCGCAATCTCGTATATAAGATCTGCATGCGCTTCACATCGCGCTGGCAGGATGTCGAGGAGAACTACAACGAGTGTCTGGCGAATCTCTATCGCTACGTACACACCTACGACCCGGGGAAGAACCTTGCCAACTGGATATTCATTTGCTGCAAACGCCTGATATACGATCTGGACCGACGCAGGGCGGCATTCAAGACCTCGGACGACCTCGATCCCGAACACATCATCAGCCACCACGCCGAAGATACCGACCGTATGAGCGGCAACTGCATGGGACTCGATAACTACCGGGAGCTCTATAGCGACGACATCCTGCGGGCTCTCGACCGACTGAATCCCATATACCGGGAGGCGCTGCTCCTGCAGCAGGCCGGATACAAGCTCGAAGAGATCATGGAAATAACACACCGCAACGGCACGCTCCGTACACCGAATATCGAGACGGTCAAGAGCCGTCTGTTCCTCGCCAAACTGAAGATGCGCCAAATGATCGACCGCGATGGAAACAGCCGCAATGAGTAAGTGGGCCCTGCAACTCGTGCAGCTGCTCGCAAGTCGTTGCATAGACCCCGCATTCCGATTCCCCGCAGGTGCCGCGGCCCAGCATACGGTGGCGGCCTGCATGGAGGCGCTGGAGCGAGAGTTCGCGGGCGTGAGCCGTCAACGGATCGTAGACTTCTGCGTATGTCAGGTGTATGCCATGACCTTTTACAAGAAAGGGACGCTCCGGCAGCGGTGGCGCGTCGCCCACTCCTTCGGGGCCAAGGCGCTGGAACGATTCCGCCGCAACGAACAGAGGCACCGCTATTGGGAGGATCGCTGGCTCGCGCAGCACGGAATCGTGCGTGCGCAACTCGTGGAGATGCTCCGCGACCGCACGCAGCACCCGCTCGCGAAGTTCATATATCCCGAATACGAGGACCGCACCAAGCGCCGGCAGGCGGGCTCGGAGGCGGGGCTTTACATATGCACGCGGTCGACGCTCCTGTGGACGCCCTTCTCGCCCGTATGCCGTGCATGCGCCATGGCCGTTCAGTGCCGCACGCTGGAGCAGCGACGCTATCCGGAACTGCTGCGAATACGCGAAGAGCAATACGGGAAAGGAGGCGGCAGATGACGGCATCGCGCAACGCACTCTCGGCCGAGTATCTCTACGAACTCTACTCGACGGCCATACGCCACGAGGCCGTATGCGCCGTACTCGTAGCGCACATGCGGCGCGAGTACCTTCCCGACCGTACATTCCAACATATTCACGAGTTTTTCGTGAACCATTACCGGACCTACAAATCGCCGCCCTCATATGCCATGCTTGCGCAGACATTCGCCTCGGATTACGATGCACTGGAACTGGTGAACACTTTCCGTGAGTACGACGGAGAAAACAACCCCGAAGCGGTTGTCGACATGCTCGAAACGTACATCAAGGGTGTGCGTCTGCAGGCCGTATACTCCGAGGTGGGGAAACTCTACAACCAGAGCCGGCAGGCCGAGGCCGAAGCGAAACTCAAGGAATACGCCGAGTGGCTCGCGGGATTCACACTCAAGGATTCGGCATTCGTGGACGTGGTGAAGACCTTCGCCATGCGTTTTCATCGCAACCGCCGCCGTGAGGAGGAGCTGCAGGCATCGGGCGTGAAGCCCGTCACACGCTTTTATATTCCCGATCTGGACGAACTGAATGCCGGACGCAGCCTCCGCGGACAGCTATCGTGCATCCTCGCGTCGACGGGCGTGGGAAAGAGCCACATGGCAAAACATATAGGCTTGCGGGCCGACATCGACGACGGACTGCACGTGCTGCATTTCCAGCTCGAAGGTTCCGAAGAAGAGGCACTCAATGCATACAGCGGGGGACTCATAGCCCGCAACGCCTTCTATTTCGAGCGGGGGCATATCGCCGAGGTGGAGATGCGCCGCTTCGAAAAGGAGATCGAGCGCTATGCCGGGAGTATAACCGTACGGTCGTTCCCACGCTTCGCGGCACGCATATCTACTATCGATATCCGAAACGGCATCGCCGAATACCGCAAAATCAACGCCCGAACGCCCGACATCGTCATCATCGACTCGATGGACCTCTTGAACGACGCCTCCCGCCGCCAGTGGGGAGCCGAGCACGAACGCTCGAAGCGCATCGCCGTGGCGAACGACCTGAAGGACCTTGCTGCCGACGAGAATGTATGGATGGTCGTCACGTATCAGGCGACGATCGAAAACCGCGACTGGCTAAACGACGAGAACAACGTCCTCACGGAGTACAACTGCTCGGAGGCGAAGGGGCTCGCACGGCCATGCACCCACCTTATATCGCTAAATCAGTCCGCGGCCGAGCGCGAGGCCAACGTCATGCGTCTGCATGTGGCAAAGAGCCGGTTCTTTCGCAAGGGAGATACTTTTCGCATAGCCACGGACTATGACAACGAAACCTTTTACGATTCGGCAAGGACGCTGGGACTCAGACGGTAAATTCGGATGATGTTTGTTCTTGCCTTTCTTTCTCCATCGTTTGGTATTCCTTCAATAACACTTTTACCCGATGGTATGCAGAATCGTCTTTCCCTTCCCCTTTTTCGAACAACACGATATCCTCTCGATATACATCGTCGAGGATATCGTATTTCAGAAGTAATCGCACCATATCGAAACTCGATTTTTCCCATACCGCATTGAATACACCAAATGCCAACTCATAGCGGGATAATTGAGCACGATATAAATGTGCATAGTATGCTTTGTCCGTATCGTTGAGAGAAGATTGGTCGATAGTATTAAGGACATAATACATATTCCGGAAATATTGTCCGAGAAAATGTCCATTCTCTTCATAAAGTTGCCCGTACACTTCGGCAACAGCTTGGACTCTGTCTTTCGCTGATAGTTTATCGCTATATGCAATGGTCAGGGCTATGGCGGACCATTCTTGCTTGTTAGTGTCTACGCATTTGATATCTCGGTACATATTTATCTTAATTTCCGAAACAGTTTTTTTTGTTTCAGCGAACAATTTAGATTGGCAGTCTGTCAGTTTTGGAAAACGGGATGTGCCGTTGTTATTGGTTTTCAACCCGCGTATAATCAAATGTAATGCAAGATATTTATCCGCCTGTCGGGTATAGGCTCTGAATGCGTCATATCCGGATATTGTATTTCCGTTCTCCTGATATATGACCGCCTCGACTTTCTGCTGATGCAGGCCGAGCAGATTAAAAATCTGTTCCCGCTCGGCATTCTTACGCCCTTCATATACCGTCCGAATAGCGATAATAAAAGCCAGAGATCCGAACACTGCACCCCAAAGCGTACCGAACGCGATCCACGCATTATAATCGGAAGACAAACCATCATGGTAAATACAGAAATAACAGATAATTGGTGGTATGGAGAATATGCCACCTATAATCCACCAAAAACAAGGGGAAGCTGGTTGCATTGTGGCCGTTACCGCCTTTATCATTATAGCTTTTATTGCCTTGATTTTTTCCATTTTTTTCAT